CTTGATGGCGAGTCCGTAGAAGTAGGCACGTTTCTTGTCGCGCTCCAGAATTGCGTCGGTCTTCTGCTTGACGGTCATACATCGGTAGTTGATACAGCCCCAAGTGAAGTTCATTTGCGATGGTGCGCAAAAATAGATGCACGGGAAGAAAGCCATGATGAAGTCGTCTGGCGTGATGTTGTCCCATAGGCTCGGCTTCCCATCGTATGCCTTCTCAATCTCGGCAAACAGGTCGTCGGTGTGGTCGGTCTCTCCGAAGTTGTTCTGAATGTCGTAGTCTTCGGCAGGTATGCCCAGCTTGATGAACTCTCGCTTGAACGTGCCCGACTGCTCAAAGAAGCAATGCACTTTGCCTTTAATCTCCATAATTCGTTTAATTCGTGAAATTCGTGGTCGTTTTACAAGCCGCGGCATAACCACGGCCTGCGGAAAATTTATTTGCGTAGTGACGGGCCGCTGAAACATACCGTCGTGGTGATGGCACGCAGGCGGTCGAAGGTGCGCTCTCCGTAGCGTTGGCGCAGCTCGTCGAGGGTGAGGTTAGTGGAGACGATGAGCAGCTTCTGGTCGCGCTCTGCCGCATCCACCAGCTCGGAGAAGCGCCAGTGACGCTCGCCGTAGATGACCGACTCGGGCTCCGTGCCCACGTCATCGACGGAAATGAGCTTGCATCGTGATATGTCGTCGTAGATGTCGTTGAGCTCTACCGCCGTGACGGTGTTGAGGTACTTACGGTGATAGTGTGACAGGAGCGTCGGGAAGATGCGCTGGGTGATGAGTGTCTTGCCTCGGCCGCAGTTGCCGAAGCATAGCAGTCCTCGTTTGCGGTTGTCCAGGAGCCATTGACTTATCTTGTCGTACTCTTGGAGCCACTGGGCGTGTTCGCAGAAGTGGGATAACGCACGCAGCAGAATCTCTTTTGCGTTGGGGATGCTGATTTGGATGCGCTCGTCGGTCGTCGGCAGGTTGCTGGCGATGCGTCGGAACTGTTGTTCCAGATTGTCGTCGAATGTTGTCATTGTTGGTTACCATCCTTGTTGGTTAAGATATTTATCGGGTGAATTGTCGGTGAGTTGTGTAGAGAGTGTGGCCTGTCGGGTATCGTCGTAGAATCCTTCGATGAGCCGTGGCATTTTGCTTGCCGAGAAAACAAACTCGATGTCGGCCACCCATCCTCGGTTGTTATCTCCGTTGCAAAACCGGCTGTTAACGGCCTTGGTGATAGCCTCGAAGATTTGCTCGGGCTTATATTCCTTTAGCCGTGCGTTGATGAGTTGTCTACGTCGTTCGGTGAGTTTTACGCAGCGCACCACGCGCGCGCCCTGGCTCTTGATGGTCTGGTTATAGAACTCTACGATGTCTTTAGCCGAAATTCTCTTTTCTTTTTGTACCCACGATAGTGGGTCTTTTTCTTTTATCTTTTCTTTTTCTTCTATAGGGGTTATAGGGGGAATATCTTCTTTTTGGCCGTTTTTTGATTCAAACAACGCTTTTGAGGGTTTTTGGTGGCTAGGGTTGTCGCTAACATTGTTAGAGGGGTTGTTAGAGGCTTTGTTGCTAACAAGGCTAGCACCTTTGTAACTTGCTAAGTCACAAACTGTTATCACGGTTGCTTGCTTTGTTGCTAACATTGTTAGATGCTTTGTTAGTAGCTTTGTTGCTAACAAGGCTGAAAGTGCTGTTCTTGCCCGTTGCAAAGATAAGCCTGTGCGCTTCGTGATGTCGGCGTAAGAGGTATAGACGACCCCGTTCTCGTCGGCTTGCAAAGACAGCCAAGTATATAACCCAAGCGTCTCGATGGAGAGGTGCTTGTCCTTGATATGCGTTGGAATGGTAGTGTATTCTTGCATGTTGACTTGTTTTAAAGGAAAGGAGGTGGCCGTGATACAGCCACACACCTAACCTCGGGGTAGAACTATCTGGAGCCTCAGAAGGGGAGGCCGTCGCTGCCTGCCGGCGGAGCTGATGCGATGTCCTCGGTGGTTACTGGCTTGTCCTCCTTGGGGACGTAGGTCTTAAGGTCGCCGCAGATGTAGTTGGCATCTTCCCTGCGTTCCTCCTTGCGAGGCTCACAGGAAATGAAATGCGTGTGACCGTAGGGGCTGGGGTTCTTGCGCTCAACGATTTTGATGTTGAGGAAAATCTTCTCCATCCCGTTTTGCGTTGTTACCTTTTTGAAAAGCTCTTTGGGTACGTCCGTGAGGCAGATAGAGCCGTAAAGAAAATTTGCCATAGTTGTGTAAGAATTATTTTATTATCGTTTGAATGTTGTCGAGCTGCTGCATGCGTGTGCGGTAGTACTCTTTGGCGAGTGCTATTCGCTGCATCAGGAGGCTGCACATTTCCTCGTCGCGTGGTATGCGCAGAATCTTTAGCTGCTTGGAGGGAGAGGTGCGAGGGTCGAAAGCTACGAAGTCGCAGAAGGTGGTGTCGGTGACGAGCATGTTCATCTGGCACTGACAGTAGTACTGCAGGTTGTACTCGCGCAGATCGTCGGGAGCGGTGAAGAGCAGATAGTCCTGGTGAACATCTGCATTCCACGCGCACTTAATCTCGATGATGCCCGTTTCCTCGCGTATCATTCCGTCGGGTGAGCCGCCGCAGAAATTCTCATAGCCTTTAAGAGGGATGAAACCAACCTCGTAGACCTCGTAGTTCATGGCCTTGGCATACTCGTCGCGTGCCTTAGACTCCCAAAACTCACCGTGTTGTACTGCCTTGGAATTGAGTTGTTTAAGCTCTACATCTTCAAGAAACGCTTCATCGGGCATGTAATACTCGGCGACCTTACGGTTGAGCCATGTGAACGTGCCATCGGAGAAGGGTACTTCCTTGGTGGTGACGCGCGACTTGGGGTTGGCGGCATGGTGCGCCGCCAGCTCCTCGTCGGTCATCGGCTCCTTGTGATTACTTAGGAGCAGGTATATCTCGGAGGCCGACATGCGACCTTTTCGAGACAAAAACCACTCACGGGTTCGTTGTAGTTGCTCCATCTGCGAAAAGGTCATTAGTGGGTTTTACTTCCTCTGCGTTGGCCTCGGTGGGCATTGTAGAGGGATTGTCTACGTATTCCACCTCGACAGCATCCATGTCGTCGGGCGACTCGATTTCCTGCTGAGTGAGGTCGGTGCTGACCACGGCCTGGTCCATGCGGATTGCACGCTGCATCTCGATACTGAGGATGCCATACTTGGAGAGAAGCTGCTTAAGAACAGTCTTTAGACACATGGCCTCTTGGTTGTCGCGCCACGGCCCTGACGAGAATGACTTGGAGTAGCGTCTGCCGTGTGCCAGGCATTCCTCCTTAGTCATGTAGTAGTATTTCTCGAATCCTCCTGCTAGACGGAAGTAGGCCATATAGCCAATCACCTCGTCGGACTCGCGCTTGGAAGCGTCGAACTCGTATTCATCACGGAAGGGGTCGTACTTGACGAGCTCTCCCTTGTGAACTACGGCATTGGTGATGCGCTCGTACTGGCCGCTGCGAATGGCGAGCTGTACAAGGCCGCGCGTCATTATCTGGAACTGCGAAACACGCCCGTATGGTACGATGGCGGCAAAGCCTAGGTTAGGATTTATCGGTAGCGAAAGCGATGCCGCTACCATTGCCGATGAATAGATGGATGCCGGCTCGGAGTTTTGCAGCAGGCGGTTGTTGTTGACTACCGACAGGACACTTGTGGCAAAGCCTTGTGCATTTTTTCCGAGCATGGCCTGCAGGTTGCGCTTGGCAGTCTCATTATTGAAATAGCCTTGCAGCTTGACGATGTTTGTATTTGCCATATTCTTAATTGGTTGCTAGATTTTGAAAAACATTTTGTTTACCTCTTCCCAGCTGGAGAAGGCAGGGTCGAGATAGGGCTCTCCAGAGGGTGCGTCTTCATCGAGAAACTGCGACTCGTAGTCGTTGAGCTCGTCGTAGTATTCCTTGTAGCGACGCTCGTAGTCTTCGTCGTGGAGAGGATAGTTGTTGGTGTCTTTGTTCATAATACCTCGATGAATGATGTCTTTTCAATTCGTTCGCACTCCATATCATCGAGACCTTGCGCCATATACTCGGATGTGATGCGGTTGGCCTCGGTGACGCTTTTTGCGTAGAGCGCGACCTTGTACTTTGTCTTTGTCTCGCTGCCATCGTCCTTGACGAAGATGTCAGCGATGGTGGCAATGTAGATGGCCTCGTCGGGTAGTCCTGACGGGCTGTTGGCGAACTCACGGATGGGGCTGCGCTTGATGGCTGTGACATCGCACTCATTGTTGAACTGTTCGAGCATGCGCGCTTCTGCCTCGGCAAAGAGCTCGCACTTGTCGCAGATGTATTTCTCTGCTACTTCCTTGTCGTTACCGCGCTTGTCGGTGATAACGCGCTTGATGGTTGTTTCGTAATACATTTTGTTATGGATTTTGATAATTGTTTATCTTTTCTTTTTACACCAATTAGACAGGCTTGTGAGATAGCCTGCCTCCCATGCTTCTTCTATTGTCGCATCAGGGTGGCCGTCGAGCCATTGCTGACATTGTTCGTGGTAGCTCATTCTCGGTTGAACTTTAGGGTGTCACCGTCAACGATTACTGAGTCGTAAGCCTGCATGAGACGGTCGAGAGAGTAGGACAGCGAGTCGGCTGTATGCTGGGCCGTGACAGTAGACGTGCGCCCGTTGACGAACGTGTAGAGCCATCCTGCCGACATGAGAGCGAACACCAGGGCGATGATCACAGCCGCAATGGTTTCCCTACGGCAGAAAGCCTCTATCTGCTTGCCGCAGTAGATGAAGACGCTGGCAATTCCGAAGATGACGCATGTGACGATGCGGCAGATGCCCCATGCGGCTTTCTGAATACCGCTGACGAGGCATACCTTCCATTGGTGGAAGGATGAGAAAAATGGGTTTTTGAACATATCTTTATTTTTTAAAGGTTTTCAATAAAGGAGGAGCGCGGCTTGTCGCAAGTGACGCTCCCGTAACAATGAGATTCTTCTTCTTATGCTCTTTCACACACTAGAACATGAAATCTGGTATTGCATAAGCCTTCACTAAGGCTGCGCCTGTGGAGGGTAACGCTCCCTCGCTCACGCAAGTTTTACTTGCCCGTTGCTCTGTTTACGGGTCTTTCGCCGGCGGATACCGTGCGGCTTTCACAAGAGGCACGGGTAAACAAATTCAACTCAAGAAAATTATGAATTTTACTTTACCTAAAGACAGCACGGCCATCGCTGGAGACGCTGCCGAAACAAAATATAAAAATAACGTTCTATTATCGCGTGACGGAGGCAGGAGTCGAACCTGCGCTCATGGGACTATTACCTTCCTGTTGCACCGTTACAGGTTTTCTCCGTCGGAAAACACACTCGGACCATCGCGGCTGGAGTGTGATGACTTATGGAAATAAAAATTTTAAAAGTGAAAACAAACGAATGCTAAACCCTCACGGGCATAAACAATTCAAAATTAAAATCATCCAATAATGCAAAACAATTTAATGATGAATTTTCGAAATACAAAATAAAACATCTAAATCTGGGTGTGGCGGCAGGAGTCGGACCTGCGTCGTCTCGGCGAAATAACCAATATGCACTTTAACTAACTCTAAATTATGGCAAAAGAAGCCATGCCAAGAATGCTCTGCCGTCTGAGCTACACCACACTTTTTCGCATACGTTTTGATTTTAGTCGCACTGCCGTATGCTTCTATTATGTCGCTTTTCCGTTGTGTCAATAAGTCAAAGATCTCGTCGAAAGGTTGCACGGTCGCCACCCGTGTTCGTTGGGTATCCCTAATGGCGGTTCGGGGCTTTCTTCGTGCTTGTCAGCTTGTACCTTATGTAATTCTCAACCAATGTGCTTTCCGGGAACACCCAGTGTGCGCTTTTCGTGTTGCTCCTTACACCTCCAAGGCTGCTGGCAATCTCGCATACAGTCTTTCTTGTCAGTCCCAGCCTGTCTGCAGCTTGCGTTGACGTAAGCATGCGTTCCTGCTTGGGTAGCATCTTTGCCATTCGCTTAATAAAGCGATCGTCGTTGACGAGCTTGTTGACGATGGCAGAAGACAGGCGCTGTATGTCATATTCTGAGAGTGGCATGATTTCATCTTAATACTTTCGGCAGATACTTGTCGCGCCATCTGGCACGAAGGTCTTACTTATTCAGGATTTTAACATCGTCAGCGCATAGCGCACGTATGAGCAGGATATTAGTGTCGTAGAACTTTTGCGTCTCGTAGTCCACAACACCTTCGGGCATGCCAACTCGCTTTACCCGAGTGACCAAAGAGCATGCTGTATTCATAGCAAGAGCGTCTTTGCAGAGGAATGGTCTTACCGTTCCTGGTTTGATAGCCTTGATGTCGTCCGTACTTACGTTCATACTTTAATTAATTAATATAACTTAAATTTTCACCTTAAAGCATTGCAGGTTGCGAACAAATCACTATATTTGCAGTGTTCAGATGCGAAAGGTGCGATTTAGTTCGCTCCCTGCTATTGCTTTGTTTGTTTAACCGACTACAAAAGTATAGTATTTCTCTGAAATTACAAAACATTTATCCATTAAATGTGTTGTATTTAACATTTGTTAGTATTTGGATACTAATTTTGTATTGTATGGAAGAAGATTTTAACAGTTTATCAGGGAGGGTCGAATGGCTACAGAAGAAGAGCGGCATGACCAAAAGGGAGTTCGCGCTCGAAATGAATCTCGATCCGGCCAATTTTAGCAGGAAGGTCAAAGGCGTGCAGGTTTGGACTGAGAAAGATTTTCAGAAGTTTGCAGAGCGTGGAGTGAATGTTGAATGGCTTAAGACGGGCGATGGTGAACCATACGAACCTATAGAAGAGATAAATGCGGCCAAGAATGTTGAAACGAGGCCAAGGATGACTGTTTATGCGAATGCGGGACAGCTCACTGAAGAAATAGGCGCATATAAGGAGCGGATGCCAGTCGTGGCCCAATTCCCCAAATATGACTATACGATCGTCGTACATGGTGATTCGATGGAACCCATTTTGTTTAGCGGTGAAGAGGTCGCGTGCAGAGACGTGACAAAATCATCGTTTTTGCAATGGGGGCAGCCACATGTCCTCAACACTTCGCAAGGAGTGGTGCTTAAGCGAATATATCAGGGCGATGGTACGATTATATGCCGGTCAGAGAATAAGTTGTACCCAGAGTTCGAGATACCGATGTGTGATATATATACCATTGGGCTTGTTGTGGGCAAATTACATATTTATTAATCATGGAGAAGAATGTGAACAGGCCAGTCGACAGAATTAAGCAGTTGGCGCAATGGTATAAGGCGAAAGGTGTGATTTCAAGCATTAACATGTTTGAAGAGGTATGTGGTTTCTCGAAAAACTACATTAAGAACCTGCATGAGACCAAAATTGGCAATCCAAGCGTAGATGTGATAGCCAAGATATATAAGACATTTAGCGGTGTAAGCCTTCATTGGCTGGTACTTGGCGAAGGAGACATGTTTACAGTCAGCGAGCTGGAGGTTATTTCTGCAGGGAACCAGGCTGTGAAGGACTGCGTAAAGTCGAAGAAAGTGCGTAAGTTGCTTAATAATAAGGTGTTGAATGGCATGACGAGAGAGGAGAAGCTGGAACTGATAGAAAAGCTATTGTGATACTGATGTGTTACCAGCTATATTTATTTTATAGCTAAAGTATTGATATACAAAATATACGTCGATTCCCCTATCGACTACAAAGGGGAGTTTAATGCTCCCCTTTTTTATTGCTTTAAACTCAGTGAGTTACATTGTACGACATTGAAAATAAGGCAGATAGAAGGAATTGAAACCCTCGGAAAGCTCGTTACAAAGTGGCGGAAAGTGGCAGAAAGTGGCGGGTGTTGTAATACCAAATGTGTTACCAAATTTAGGTTTGTGTTACCAAAATGAAAATTCCTACAATCAGGTTTACCTTCGCACGGAAGGGGCTGCAGAAGAAAAACGGAAAGGGTACTATTGAAATGGTCATTACGTATGACAGGCAACGGAAATACATCTCAACGGGCATCAGCGTCTATCCAGGAAACTGGGATGACGCTAAAATGGTGGTTGGCAGCGGTGAGGATATGGAGCTCAACGATATTCTGTTAACCATGCGCAAAAAAGCGCTTAAAGAGATTTCAGAGATGGTGGAGAACGGAGAAATAGACCTCTCTACCCTATCGGAACGCCTGAAGGCCAAAAAGGTAGATATGACGTTTCTTGAATATGTCTACGATAGGATGAGCAAGAAAAACGTAGTTGACTATACGCATAAGTCGTATGTGAGCTTCTACAATAAACTGTCGGAGTACGGGGAAATAGTCACTTTTTCGGATATTACGGATAAGGCCATCAGAGATTTCGACGAATGGCTACATGCCTACAAGTGGGTCGAAAAAGACAGATATGGCAATGATGTCACTAAAAGTTACTCACAAGCCACTATCGGCAGCTTCCACAAGAATATGAAAAACTTTATTGCTGACGCTGTGGTTGATGGCTATTTACATGAGAATGTGTATAAGGCAAAAAACATCAAAATAGACAAAGGAAAAAGCAGAATTGATAAATTCCTCACCCTTGACGAAATTAAGCGCCTAGAGGCCGCGAAAATGCCTACCAGGGGGCTTCAAGAGGCCAAAGACCTGTTTATGATGCAAGTATATACAGGTTTGGCCTATGTGGACTTGATGGGATTTGATTTTAAGCGTTTCAGTGAAGAAAGCGGCGAGATTGTCTATACTGGTATCCGCCATAAGACGGGTGTTGAGTTTGTTTTTGTCCTTCTGCCGGAGGCTCGTGCGATTTTGCAAAAATACCGCTGGCAGTTGCCAAAAATGCCAAATCAGAAATACAACATGCGTCTGAAAATGGTGGCCGACGCTGCAGGCATTGATAAGCCGATTACGAGCCATGACGGAAGGCGATCGTGCGGATATATGCTCCTGAACGCTGGTGTGCCTATGGAGATAGTCAGTCGTGTTCTTGGCCATGAGAGCGTGAAAATGACTGAAAGCGCATACGCGAAAGTATTGAACCAAACTGTCGTGGCGGCTATCGCGAAAATGGGAAAAGCGACAAAAGGCGGCAAAAAGTGACAAAAAACGGCAAAAACACTTCCATTATATCCATAGGCAGTCTTTACCCATACTAAAATGGGAATGACCTCGGCGGCATCTACTTTTTATAACCATCTACCTATAAGAAGGCGTTTTTGCCGCGAAAAAGCCCGCTTCGGCTCGCGCTTACCCTACGTTACTGTTCACCATTCCGACGGTTTACTTGTTTTGTATGGGTGCCTGTTGTTACTGCCGGAACAGAGCAGGACTTACCGCCAAAATGGAATAGCCGAACGGACAAGAGCACTTTTATATACGCGGTGATGGTGGCCGCGAGAGGAGTGCACGGATTCAACCTCGATAATATAATTCGAGGCAAAAATAAGCATATATTTCCGACAAAAAAAATAAGTTAAAATATGTAAAAACACAATCTGCCACTTTCCACCACTTTCCGCCACTTTTTGCGGAAGGTGGAAGTTGTTTTTTATGATTTTTTAAATACAATAGATAGATTATAATACCTCTTTGTGGTATATAGTAAGGTACTCTCCTATCTCGCGCAGAATGGTCGCTGTGTCCATCGGCTCGGGCGGCAAATCGAAAATCGGTGTTATCTTAGCTGTAGAATTGAACCGGCCTTTTGCGAAAATGATAACAACGTTATTTACTATGTCGGTTACGACATAGTAACCTGGTCGCTCGTTGCTTTCCTGTAGAATATAGTTGTCTGGGTTTATGGGTGCGGCAGTTCCCAAAATAGTGATTTGTAAATCCTTGATGGGCGTGTTTTTGACAAAATCTTGGAATTGCTCTGCAGCTTCCAATCTTGCGATCGCCTCTTCCTCGGTATCTCCTACCGATTTGGCTTCCACACGGTCGCCAGTTGCCAAAGTGATAATAATTTGGTATTTGTTCATGCGATAATAGAATTTACCATAAAAACGAAAAACGGGCAGTTTTAGTATTTAAACTGCCCTAAAAATTGCAAAGATTAGTATAAACAAGTTTTGTAACTAAAACGATTTAAAATAGTTCATTGCGCTCTCGGTAAGGCTCTCCATGCCACAGCAGATATAACGCTCTGTCATCTTCACGTCGGAATGGCCTGCCAGCTTTGACACGAGAAGAATATCACGGCAGCGCAAATAAAGATTCGTGCAAAATGATCTGCGGCTTGTGTGGCTGCTGACGGCATCACATTTTTTGCCAGTCCAGAACGCGCCATTGCGATAAAGCGATATAACATTGTCGATGTCGCTAAAATAGCATATACGGCGAATAGTATCGTTAAACGTGGTGTCGCTGACCTCGCGTTTATAGGCTCCAGGAAACGTGCGCCCTGTCGCGAAAAGGATTTCACGGGCGATTGGTGATAATGGCAGCTCAGCCCTGATATGCGTCTTTTGCGATACGTACACTAGATTGCCTTCCGGGGTGATATTCGACTCGTTAAAACGGCTGTAGTCGCTATGCCTTGCACCTGTCAGGCATCCAAGAATGAACTGCTGCTGTACGGTGGCTTCGGTAAGCGTTTCCGGCTTATACTCGATTAGCCTTTTAATCTCCGACTCGGTTAAATAGGTGTGTTGCGACTCGTCGTCCTTCACCGTTAGGAATCTGCGCCAGTCCTTCGGCAAATCGGCCTCGTCGGTATATGGCTCGATGACTGCTTTGAGTTTTGCGCAGTATTGCCGCGCTGATGACTTGGCCATATCACTGCACAGCCAGTTCGCAAAACGGCTCATATTAGGCTTTGTAAGGCTGTCCCACGTAAACGGTGCGCCTGTTGCCATAGTCCATTTCTCTGCGATTTTTCCGTTTTTCGGGTAACGCTCTAAAAGTGCATCTAATAATGTGCTGGTCATAGTCCTGCCTCCTTCCTGATAATGTCGTTAATAAATGCTGTGCGCGACTTGCTGCCACGGTTCTGGCAAACCCATTCATATAGGTCTTTTTCGATATGAAAATTAATGGGTTTTACCTCCTTCTCCTTCTCGGGTCTTCCTCTTCTTCTTGATTCTGCCATGATTTTATAAATTTTTGGTTAATATTATGCTGCTTCAATCAGTTCGCAAACGTCGCTATTCGACGGGCGGAACTTTTGCAAAACGGTTGTTATATTGATGTCAAAGTAACCGCCGTTTATCCATTCGAAAATAACGAAATTGTCAGTAACGGACGCGATACGCTGTGATACGCTGCCGTCGGTGATTATGCGGCCTGCCTCCAGCCATGTCGGGAGGGTCATGCGATGGTCTGCCGTCGCTTTCAGCTCTGACAGGGAACACCATAATTTTATGCCGCCTTTGCCGGATAGATACGCGATCGTGCGTTTTATCTCATCCACATGGCAAATAATCACCTCGCCTGAAAGCGTCTTATATTCGACATAAGAGCCTTTTTTGACTTGCTTAATACAATCATCCATGATAAAAAGATTCTCAGCTGTACGGGCTTTATTTGCGCTCTGGACGGCTTGTTTTTGCTCCTTGGTGCTGCCTTTCGCGAAAATGGTCTTCACATCGTTTAATATCTCGGCTTTCGTCTTCACTCCAGACGTGCAAAAAATATCTGTCTGCCCGTTTGATGCGTCGTTTGCCTGGTGGTTATAGACGGCAATAATGCGTTTTAACGCGGTGGCCCGGTCGTCGTTGATGGCATCGGCCAAAATCATGATAACAGGGTTTTTAAAGTCGCTGACAGTCTCGGCCGTGAATGCGTCTATCTGCCTGGCGTAGTCGCTTACTCTCTCGCCTGCCTTGTAACCGTGCGAGCGTGCCACGTAAGCCAGTTTTACGGCCTCTGTGAGCTCGTTTGTTAGTGCGTAGGCATCCGACAGGGATAGACAGTTTACAAGCTCAGAGAGCGCGAAAACAACTGATTTTCGTAGGCTTTTATATTCCGTTATCATCCGCGCACAATCGGGGAAGGATGCGAACGCCCGGCCGATTAAGACATTTTCCAGCGTTTCACGCCCTTGGCCGCTGATCGTGTCGCCGTCAAACATGGCCGCGTAGCTCATCGCGTCAACGATGCCAACGCCGCGCAGCTCATTAATACATTTTGTCGCTGCCTCGGTACATGCGTAAAAATCGCCCAGTGTTTCGAAAGCGTTAATAATTGCAAGAATACGGCCGAATGTCGCATTATCTATCAATTTGCCGTATTTTACGGCCTGTTCCGTCTTGCTCTGGCTCTTCTGCTCTGCCTGGTTGAAGCGTGCGAAGGTGGCCGCGGTGTATGGCATCGCGTCACGGGTGACGAACAACAAACGAGGATGCGCGAAGGCTGTCACCTGCTCAGGCGTGAACCCGAACAAAGCACAGCAGCCGCGCAAATGGTTAATGTATGCGCCATCCGTACCGGCTTGGGCTGCCAGCTCTCCGGCCATCGTGCGCCCGTTGCCGCTCATTACCACGCCATCAGGCGAGACGATGACGGGATTTTGAAGGGCCCGCCCATCATAGCCCGACGCAATTTCACGGGTGATCCGCTGGGCATCCTGGTCGCGCTGGTAGTCCCTATCGTTGACACTGCCGCCGTTCTCATCCGTCGGGAACCCATCAGAAGGCGCAAAGCCTTGGAGCGCGTTATGTGATGGCGTGCAGCTTCCGCACTCGGTCAATATATAACGGCCTGCAATCTGTCCACCGTCGGCCAGTATTACAACGTTTTCGGCTCCTTCAATCTTCCGGGCGTTTGCCCATCGTGTTTTTATTGTGTTCATCTTATTTCTCGTTAAATATTATAACCGCTATTAATGCAATTGCAAAGGCAGGCAGCACCCACCACGGGAGGAGGGCGAACCCTATTATAACTAACAGGATCGCCCAGAGAATTAACCCTAACATATTATTTTATCATATAATAGTCGTTACTATAGCGCAAAAAGTTTTTAATGTCGCTTTCGGTCCAGTACTCCGAGAAGTCGCGGCCCTGTGGGTTACTCCTATATTTGGCCGTGAGTTTGTTGTTGTCATAACGGCGGATTGTGTATGTTTTCCGGCTTCTGTTTAGTCTGATAGTATATTTAATTTTATTCATAGCTTTATAATTTATGTGATGTTGAAAATACTTTTTTCCCTGTTTCGAAGTTGTAAACCTCGGCATCCGTCGGGCGGCCTGCCATCCTGAAGGCCTCGGACATCCCGCAAGCGTAGGCGCGTGCCTCTTTTGTTGTTGCGGTAATCTCTACCCGGTGGCCACCTGCAAAAATTTCAAATTGTCTTACCATGGTTTTAAAAAATATTTAATGTTGAATTATGAAACATAGTAATTATATAAAGATTGCGCCATTATTCCGGCTGCATTCGTCGGTAATTCGTTTAAACCTTCAATCGTGTTACCGTTCACGTCTTCACGTTTATCGTTAATTTCAAGGTTCATCCGCGTGATATTAATAAAATCTTCACATTCGGAGTAAATATCGTTGATGTCGGTAATTATCATGTCACTATCTTCGCCTTTGTAAAGGCTTTCAACGGGATCGCACCAACAAAGAAGCACGCGCCCGGGGGCATCGGTATTGATAAAATGCCATTCGTAATAAGTTGGGATAAATGCGTAATTTGCCATAATTATTTATTTTATTTTGTTGTTACTTCGTCTTTCGCTCTCTGTCATTTTATGCTGGTCGCGCCGAAGTTTGCGGCGCGGTAGTTTGCGGCGTCCTGGTCGTTGTCAGCAGGGGCGGCGGTGGTGTCTTTGGCCTCGGTGGTGGGTTCGGGCTGCTCATCCTGAGCAACTCCGAACCACTGGCGCAACTGCTCCACGGCTTCGGGCGTGGTGGCTTGCCACTGCTGGGCGTCGCGGTTCCATTGCGCGCCGTGCGCCTTGATGGCCTTGCGGTTGCGGTAGGTCGTGCGGCTGTCACCAACTACGGCCACGCCGTCGGCAATCTCTACCAGCTCCAGACCGTCGGCGGGGGCGTTCTCGTCGATTGTGGCGGCCTCTGTTGTGTTGGCCTTGCCGTTGGTCGGGTCGGTCGGTGTCGTGGGATCCTGGGGCTTCTGTGCGGAAAAGTCGCAGATGTAAAAGGCGATGCTGGCAACGTTTGAGGCGGTGAGCGTCTGGCGGTAGTTGGCCAGGCGGTGGGCCAGTTCGTGGGCATCGCAACCCAGACGGGCGGCCACGGCTTGCAGTTCGTCGGCGGTCCACTCGCGCGGCTCGTTGTCAGCTGCTGCCGGTACGGTCTCGACGATGGCGGCCAGCATTGCGGCGGCGTTTTCGTCGCTCTGCTCGCGGTCAACCTTCACGCCGCCGTAATTGCAGGCAAAAAACTTTTCCGAAAATTCGGTAAATTCGTGTCGGTCGAAGTCGGCGCAATCGGTCATACCGTCGAAGGTGTAGGCGATGGCCTCAAACAAATTAAGGTCGGTTTCTTCCTCGAAGCGGTCGCGGGTGGGGCCGTCGTAGTATGTCAGATCGTAGGCACTGCCCCAACCATGGTTAACAGTCACCGAGAGACGAAGGCCGGGGAAGGCTGCGCGAACCATTGCCGACACATTGCCACGGCGGGCGGCCTGGAGCTTGCGGGCGGCTGCCTTGGCTTCCTTGCTGCGGTAGCCGTATTTGTCGGCGGCTGCCTTCTCAGCGGCCACGAGGGGGCGTAAATCGGTCATCAGGTGCGCCCACTTGTTGCAGCGCTCAACGTATGCGGCCAGACGGTCGGCGGCCTGCTGCTCGGCCTCTCTGCGCTCCTGCTCTTCGCGGTCGGCTTTCTTCTGCTCGGCGGCGGCCTTCTCGGTGGCGAACTGCTCGCCCCAGTTGGTCGGCATGAGGATGTAACGGGCGTAACTGTAGCCCTCGGCGTCGATGAGGAACCAACGGCCGGAGGGGTCAACCACGGCGGCGGCTACGGTGTACCATGTTTTGTAATTGTCGAAGAAGTCCGTGAAATTGTCGTCGTCGTTGCGACTGCCTCCGGGGAACTCCTCGCCCTTCTCGGCGGCGGCCTTTACCAGTTCATCAGCCAGCGACGGGCGCAGGAAGTCGGCGGCGGTGGCGTTGATCACTCTTTCCACGCATACGAGGCGGCGGCGGACGTCGTAACCCTCCACAGCGTCGGCAATGACACCGGCCACGCCCTGGCCGTCGTTCTTTAACCCTGTTTCTACGGCCCAGACAAACGAACCGGCCACGGGGGCGGCGTTGCGCTGCTCGTTTTGGTTAGCTTCTGCCACGTGGGCGGCGTGATGGGTAGCGGCGTATTCCTTCGCCTTGTCAGCCATGCGGCGGCGGGCTTCCACTTCGGCGAGTGTTACGGTTTGGGCTCCGAAGTCCTCAACGAAGGCGAGACGGTTAACAGGCGACATGATGCCGCACCAACCGCAAACGCCCTGTCGCATTGTGCCGCCTTGCGCGTTGTATTCTGTTACTCGTGCTTCATTGCTGAAAATGTTTACTAACTCTGCTACAATCTGGTTAAATGTTACATTCGTTTTCATAATCTTATATTTTTAGGTGGTTAATTACTCGGTTATATCTTTAAAAATCTGCTGCCACTCGTCAGGTGTTAAACCTGTGAAAATAACGATAGCGATTGAAATAAACAGAAATAAAGCCATAATTTAAGAATTTATTTGTACCTTTGCAGCCGTAACGCCGCAAAAGGTGTTATTTATTAGTTTTTTATGTGCCCGCCGTCCGCGATGGATAACGGGCGCTTTTTTTACTTGAATATACAAAGGGCATCCCACATTTTTACGTTAACATATCCCCACACAAAGCACACGGCGAAAACACACGGTACAGTAATAAAAAGGAGAGGAAAGACACCGGAACCAACGAGGCCGGAGACCGTGTTACCAGTGAGAGGCACCAGAGCGAAAGCGCCGGCGGATAACAAGACAATGAGAAGCACGCGCAACATTATAACGTTAAAACGTACCAGTAGCGCCGGAACCTTCTTAAATGCGGCTTTTATAGCATCTACAGCAGCAGGAACGACAGCGGCGGAAGACTCGGCGGCTGTCTCGTTGGCGCTCTCTTTTCCCTCGCTGACATTTTCGGCAACTTCGCGGGCCTCGATGACAGCAGCGGCGCGGCCTTTATTTAGACAGGTGTCAACTATAAGGCCAGGCACATAGTTAACGCGGGCGTGGTCGGGATCGTTAAAAAAGTCGCAAGAGGCTTCCCAGGCTTCGCGCGGGGTTAAACCATAACTTATAAACTCGGCGTAAATAACCGCTAAATCCCAGTATAAAAACATCGTGCCGCCCCGTGCGTCCTCTACAAAGTAACCACCGGTCGAACCCTCGTACAAGTTCCCGTTTTCGTCCTTCTTTATTTCCTTGTAAAAAGAAGCGTAAACTTTTACGCCGTTTACAATCTTAAATAAATTACTCTTTTTCATAATCTTCTTTTTTTAAGTGTTATTTATTAGTTATTATTTTATACTGCAAAGATAATACTATTTATTTAATGTACAAAATATTTAGGCTTAAATTTTCACCGAATATTAAAAAAATCGTCGTTTTTCTTGCAAGTAAGGAATTTAATGCTAATTTTGTAATCTCAGAATTTACAAAATTATACTTTTATGGAGTATTCAGGACAAACCGAACTTTACAAAGCAAAATATAACCTGTCATTTAATGATGTGGTATTTGCCTACCTTCTTGCAGCTGGCATGGATCAGGCAGACGCACACCGCGCCGCCTTCCCATCCAAGGCACCAACAACCAGGCAACGAGAAGAGGCAACAGCCGCGGAACTCATCCGGGCAAATCCTTCAATTCAATTATTAATACAGGAAATAAAACGGAAGGCATTTAAAGCCAGACAAGCACCAGCGGCAACACAAGCCCAGGAAATTTCAGAGGAAGAAAGAGAGAAATTTACAACGCGGAAGGGGCTAATTAACGAGCTGATTAAAAATTCTTTGACGCTGACGGGGAAAGAGCTCGGAAATAGCCTGCAGACGCTTGCAAAAATTCAAGGCTTTGACAAGCCCGACGACGGGGAAAATGAGGAGGAAAGACGGCGCTTTGTGCTTCGATGGCTGTCGAAGTGCCGAACCTGTAAGTTAATGCGGCTTTATATGGAGATCAGACAGGCCGAAGGGCTATAAATGCAAACACGATGGCCCGGAAGGCTTTAAAAAGTGGCTTTGCATGCTATTTTATACCCATAAAATCAAGCGTGCCCGGCATCGTGCCCCCCTCGGGCTATAGGCCCACCCCCCAAAAGTGTATATATAAAAGGAACATTCGTCTCTCCTCGAATTTTTTCCCAAAATTTTTTTCTTTCAGATTTTTCTCCGGAATTTTTCCGTTATTTTTACATTTAGTAGAAATTAACGGCGATTTGTTGTAGATTTTTACTAAAAATAAGGAAAAATTCTGGTAAGTTAGGATTTTGGGCAGTTTGGTAAGGTGTTGTTGAGGGTGTTATTGCCAGTGGTTTTGTTGCAAAATTCATGTTATTTTAGTCGTAAGTATTTGTCTTGTTGCAAGTTAGCGATTTTTCATGAATGAATGTAGGGAAAAAGTTAAGCAGGGAAAAGTATTTTTATTTTTACAATAACTATGTTTATAAGAAGAAAAAAAGTGTCACAGGTCTTAGTTTTTTCTTCACACTTTTCATCATTTCTCGCTAACTTTTATCTATCTCATTGTTTTTCAGAGGGTTGCGTTTTTCTTGTTAACATATTTTAATGAATTTTGGATGAAAAGTTGTGGTGTTTTATGTGTATATTTATGTGAAAACAGTGAATTTTTGGTATAATAAAGTTTAAATCTTGGTGCTATTTGTGTATTTAGTGCTTATATTTTCTTATCTTTGTAGTGAATATTTAAGCACAAGATTTTCATTATGGTTCATGAGTATGTAGTACGAGGTCAGATACCTTCTAAGAGCAACTGTTATAGGATTGTGACGATAGGCGGTCATGCTTCGTTGGCAAAGACGAAGGCGATGAAGGACTACGAGAAGAGTTTCTTCTTGCAGTGTGGCTGCAGGGGCAGGATGATTGATGGTTTCTTTGAGTTGTATGCTGATGTGTATTTTCAGAGCAACCAGCCAGACTTGGATAACTCGTTGAAGGGTTTGCTTGACTGTCTGCAGGGTTGCAAGGCTATCAAGAACGACCGTTACTGTGTGAAGGTGGTTGCGAACAAGTTTATTGACAAAAACAATCCTCGGATTGAGTTCAGTTTGGTTGAGGTTGGTGCTGTTGAGCGCAGGGACAGCCGTGAGCCTGAGTTGTTTGGGTGATGAGTCGTGACGCAGCCACGACCTACGTAGAATTAATTTGATAGAGAGATGATTACGTTTTATATTACTTCAAGTGTGTGGGAAAATCAAGATGTGGAATTTCTTGATTATTCTATCTTGACAGAGGCTGGTATTGCGAAGATGATTCATGATAACCCTAACGGGTTTATTATGATTAAGCCATCCCCATTTTATTGTGCTTTCATAGAAAAGTTCATAGAACCATTTCTTGATAAGAATGGTTTTATATGTGAAGGAGTATATAAGACCACTTTAAGCGGTGAAGTAGTTTATTTTAGGCTGATAGAGAATATCAATATGAAATTAGCAAGAGAAAAAAGGATGGAGGGCTGATAGGATGAAGAAAACCATAAAAGCCAGATGCACGCAGAAAGTGTATGCAGAAGACACCTTGTTGTTCTGTAGTGGAGAAGTATATCAGTTTGAGGTGACTGAATTTCAAAGTTCTATATTTGATTGGCATGAGCAACCGTTGTATAAGGAGATAGATCAACCGTTAGAACCACGGATGTATCATTATCGCAGATATGTAAACAAGCGAGGCCATTTCTCCTTCACATTCTACGATCGTTTCTATGCCGAACAATGCGGCGAACCGTGTTTTAAAGAGTGTTTTAATGAAATAAATATGGAACTGACTTCAGAAAATGTTGAACGGATATTCAAAGAATGCCTGTCCGACGAAAGAAAGGGCGACAATGTGCGCCTCGTAGAAGCCGTGCGTGCCAATGTAAAGATGGCCATGCGTCGTGACAAATTGAAATTCTATCAGGAGGAAATACAGGGTATGCTCATGCAACTACCTAGAAAATTTCGCGAGACGGACGGTGGCGGTTGGTCGTTTTTGAACCTTTGCACACGTGAGGACGGGGTGCAGTGGACGGGCAGCCACGCTATGATGGAGCAACTGGTGTGCATCGGTATCGGCTCTGGCAAGATGAAGTATCTGCTGCCGAAATCAATGTGGAACATTCTGCCTGGCGGTATGCCGTATTTGGCTGTGTTAGAAAATGTGTAAGATATGATGATTTACGTAAGACGTTTTTTGGTGGTGTTGTTTTTCATACCGCGAGTGCTGTTGGCTTTATGCGCCATGATAGTGCTGTTTTATTTCGATTTGGCTGCTTTTCCCGTTTATTACATTATGACTGGACGGTATTATGTTGACGATTTCAGTCCGCTTGGTATAGAAGTGGCAAAGTGGTTGTGCGGATATGGTTTCAAGTGGAAGGATAGGGTTTAGGAGCGATACGGTGCTGAGATGGGTGTGAGAAAGGGTGTTGCTGCGACACAGCCGCAGCCTGCGAGAAAGAAGAAGGAGGTGGTGCTGGTGTGCTGCCGTGACTGCAAGGAGTGTGTGGCTGTGATGGAGTTCCATACGCTGACGGTGCACGGGAGGGAGCCTACGCTGGGCAGATGCCCTTACTGGACCGAGAGCAGGAGCTTTCTGCTGAGCCAGAGGATTGCCTGCGGGCATTTTCAGAGTGAGATGGAATGATTTGGGAACGGTTTGGGAAAGAATTGGGAACGAATTGGGAACAGTTTGGTGAAAATGGGGAACAGTTTGGTGAAAATGGGGAACGGAACGGTGAAAATGGGGAACGGAATTAAATTTAAGATAAATGGGCCTATGAGCGGAGAAGAAAGATGTTGCGGCGACTGCTGCTGGTTTAAGCATGAGGACACGGACGGCTATGGTATATGCTATCAGCATGACTGGACTTACCCGAATTGCGGGAATGTGCCTTGTGAGGATTATTTGCGTGAAAGGCAGATGCGTCACCACATGGCCGTCTTGTTACAGGCTAACAGATATAGGCGCGACCAGCATGTGCCGAGCATCTATAAGATGCCTAACCCGAAGGAGCTGGGCAAGGCCATCGACTTTGCTGTGGAGTATATGAGAGTGTTTGACAAAATATAGATATAAAAACGGATAATATTTAAGATAAGAACCTTTAGCGACATGAAGATAGAAGCATTTCCAGGAGTATTGACCGCGCAGATGGTTGAGCGTCCGTTTACGACGAAGACGGGGCGCAGCGGCTGTCAGCGAGTGCGTGTGTACGTGCTGACCGACGATCAGAAGGAATGGCTTTGCCGTTGGTTCCCTGAGGTAGAGAACAGCCGTCTGGCAGAGCTGAGCGGCATGAGCCTTGCTACGCTGCATCGTTTTGCCCGAGAGTTCGGGCTGACCAAGAGCGTTAAGGGTATGCGTGGTATCAAGAAACGTCAGGCGGCGCACATCAAGAAAGTGTGTGAGGAGAACGGCTGGTATGACAGCCTGCGTGGCCGTGCGCCGTCGGAGGCTACAAGGCAGGGCACTGCCCGTATGTGGCAGGACATCCGCGATGGTCGGCGCGAGCATCCGGCTCGTATCATGAAGCGCAAGAATCCCCGTAAATACCGCAAGTGGATGGAGCGCAAGAGCGAAGCACGCAAGGCAGCCGTGCGACGAGAGCGTGCTCGTGCCATCTATGGTTTGGAGCGCAAGACTAATCTTCGTATCGTGCTGCAGAAATATACCCGCAGGCAGACCGCTCATCGCTATAACGCTCTTCGTCGCGGTTATTTTGTGATGAAAGACTGCTCTGAGGGCAGCGGTGAGCGATATAATATCTACTACGACGGTGACACCAAGCGCTCTGTAGCCTTTGAGCGCAACCTTGTCGCTGACGGTTTTCGTGTTATCGACTGGGCCAGTGTTGGCTGAGAACCTATAAAAACGTAATGAAATGAGGAAATTAAGTTTAGAGGAATTGTCTATCGGCGCATGGCTGAGGTATTATATGGATATGCCTAACCGTTATAGCGAGCCGATGTATGTGTTTAGCCTGTATCAGAGCGGGAGCGTTTATCTTGCCACTCGGTCAGACGGCTATGATGCTGTGAGCGCTGAACTTGCCAATGTTGCTCCTATCTCCATTAACGAGGCTGTGCTTCGTGGTTTCGGTTTTGAGAAGGCGAAAGGTAATGACGTGTTTCTGAAGGTTATCGGTGACATGCGTATGACGGTGAGCCTGCGTTGGAAGCACGGCGAGCAACAATGCAAGCGTGTGGCTCTTACCGGCAAGACGACATGTTGGAATGAGGAGATACGCTATGTGCATGAGCTTCAGCGTTGGTGGACAGACCGTGTGTTGCTGCCATTCGGCATCCCCCTGGTATTGGAGTGGCGCGGTAAGAGAAAGGAAGACGAGCATGATGGATGAGAGCATTAAGAGGCTTACGCGAGAGTTGTGGGACTTGATAGTGAGTGACGGTGGCGAGTGTGTCAGGTCTTTGCTTGCCATCAAGAGCCGTGAGGGCCGCAGGGGCAAGACGAAGCGTCTTATCTGCAAGGCCATTGACGGCAGCAGCCTTGGTGTGTTTGGCGGTAGGATGTATTATTTCGGCGGCAGGGTTTACGTGCCTATTGACCGTTCGACGTTTCACCGTGTGCTGTATGACATTCTTGCCAACCGCATCAATGTGCCTGACGGTGACTTGGTGAAGTTGTCGGACTTGTATATGGACAGCTGTAACGTGGTTTACTCGAAGCCATTGCAGGTGAGTAATAACGTGATGGTGTTTCATAACGGTGTGCTGGACGTTGAGCAGGGTGTTTTCTCGAAGACTTTTGACAAGCGTTTTGTCCAGATGTGGAGCGTGGACTATGACTATACTCCCATGGCGAAGACATTCTTGTGGCATCAGTTCATTAACCAGGTGTTGCCCGACAAGTATTGGCAGGACGCACTTCAGATGTTTCTCGGAGCTACGTTCATAGACCGCAAGAAGGTGAAGATAGAGCACATCATGATCTTGCTCGGCAAAGGCAGTAACGGCAAGAGCGTGATACAACAGGCCGTGTGCGGTGTGCTGGGCGAGGAATATGTGTCGCAGCATGAGATTGGCCGTCTGTGCAGCCGTGGCAACGACGGTGACATGGCCGTTGCCGAGATAAACGGCAAGCGCCTGAACTATTGCACCGAGATGGAGGAAACGGACTTTTACAAGAAGTCAGCCCGGCTGAAAGCCATCGTAAGCGGTGAGAACGTGACCGCAAGGCAGTTGTACGGCAATCCTTTCAAGGCTACGAACATCCCCTTGCTGATGGCAAACGCCAACCGGCTGCCCATCTTCAACCAGAAGGACGACGCGCTGTTGCGCCGTATTTATGTGATACCTTTTAATGTGGTGATAGCCGAGGAGAAGCAGAACCGCACGCTAGGCGACGAGCTGGTGAGTGAGTACCCTGCCATCCTGAACTGGATATTAGAGGGCCGTGACAAGTTCATCAAGAACGGCTACCGTCTGCCGAACGACATCAAGGTAAGCACGATGATTAAGAACGAGCGCGTATCGTACAATAGTGCGCTGACGTTCATGAAGAAGCAGAACTACAAGCCTCGTCTGGAGGGAGTGACGCTTGCAGATGACGTTCAGATGACGCTCTCCGACCTTTATGCCCGTTATTCTCGCTGGTGCCTTGCAAACGAGATCAGCGTTATGGGTAAGACCGTGTTTTCCACGACGCTTGAGAACAACGGTTTCAGACGTGAGCGCAAGAGCTTCGGTGTGATATTCCATGTGTTCTGCGACACCGTAGCAAAGCTGGAACGGCAGCGTAAGAAACAGGAGAAGGAGAAAGAGGTAGGACTGGTGTGGTATAACGGCAAGGCGTATGCCCAGACCATCAAGCAGCTGATGGCCGTAATAGGCGTGAGCAGGCATGTCATTATCAAGATGAAGGGCCAGGGCAAGATGGATAATCTGATTAAAGGCTATAAGAATCACCTATTCTATGACGTGCAGGGATGCTATGATTTCTTTAAGAGCTTGCATGTCATCGCCAGCGACGATGAGCGCAAGTATCATAAGCGCCTTGACAATGAGCATAAGAAAGCCCGCGACCGTTTTAATGCCCGTATGGCTGGCCGCGGTTGGCCGTACAGGAAATACGCCACGGGCTTTCAGCAGATAGAGGAAGGGCTGGTTGTTGTCCCCGACGACACCACAGAGCGCGAGGTGATAGAAATGGCACAGCTGGCAGGTTATGATGTGTCGCATCTATACAGCAGCCTTGTCATTAAGCGAGAAGAAGAGAATATTAACCAATTAAAAGAGATATATGGAACAGAAAAATCAGACGAAGTGCCCAGTGTGCGGAAAGTTCACGACGGAGGCGAAGAAGAGAGCGTATGACGAGATGGTACGCAAGGTAGAGAACTTAACGAAGAGCCTGGAGTATCGCGACATGGAGAAACATGCCGACGAGGAACTTCTGGAGAAGAAGCGCAAGATCATCAAGGAGCAGGCGAAGCAGATAGAGCTGCTGCGCAAGAGCTATGAGGAACAGCGCAAGACTTGTGAGGCCCTTGCCGACGAGAATGTGGAGCTGAGGGTGGAGAACGCCCGTCTGCAGAACAGGGGCCTATGGGAGCGGATTGTGAACAAGTGAGCTTTTTAGCCACGGCTGAGCCGTGGCCTGCGGAGAAAGTGAATTGTTTTCATTTTATTGGCGAAAAGGTTAATTTATTGAAGGAAAGTTGGACTTATTGAAGGAAAGGAGAGTTTTTGAAATGGATAATAGAAACGACGGAAAGACGGTGAGGGGCGGTTTGCCCTTAAAGGTTGTTGTCGGTAATTATGTGCTGAGTGCCACGGAAGAGGACGGTGTGAGGAACATTATTGCCAGTAGTGCTGATGGCGGCTGGCAGGTGCGTTGGTACGAGACTAATGCGATGTATGCGACCATGTGCGTTCTGATGGAAGGCACGACAGGGAACGAGGGCGCAAAGGACTACTTGCACGCGCTGTTGGCTATGATGCACTACAGCACTTGCCACCCACACGACTTGGTGGCAATGGCGACGAAACAGGAGATGCCTGTGATTAGCGGCTTCTTTGAGCTTATCAAGGCGCAGAGTGACTATGAGCTGTCGCAGCTGACGGAGGCAAGCAAGGACGAAGACGAGGAGGCTATGAGGGAAGTCGGCGAGGCGCAGGCCATAGCTGAAGAGCTGGAGAGGCTGGATGAAGACGAGGCTGGTGTAGAGGTTGCTGTGATACAGCAACAAACGGGACAGCAACAAACAGGACTGCAGGAAGAGGAACAAGCGGAGCAACTGACGGAGCGGCAGGCAGAGCGACAGGAGTGCGGGACGGTAGAATGAATGGCGGTATGGATGAACGATATTATACTGACGAGGAGCTGGAGGAGGCGAAGGCTTACTTGCGTGACCGGCTTCGGAATGAGCGGAGCATGAGCGCAGATGTGGAGCGTCTGCTTGTGCTTTGGGCAGGCTATCTGCTGCGTGCACTTTGGAACGGTGCCAGCGACGATGCGATTGAAGAACTGATAGCAGACCTAGTGGCGCAGCTGCTGGGTGACTGCGAGCTGCTGGCCGTGGATGAGCACGACAGGGATATGGACGTGCTGTTGTATATGAACGGTGAGCGGAACGGAGATACGCTGGAGGGGCGTGTCAGGAAACGCGCAGGCACTTTTTTTGACGAGGTGTATGCCGTGTTTATTGCCGGACAGTTGCTTGGCAAGGGACGAGAGGAGCTGCTAAAGAGCATCCGAGAGAATCTGAAAGCGCCCTGGGAGAACGATGTGCTGAAAGAGGCCCGATCGCTTCAGCAGAGCGGTGAGATAGACGCAGACTTCTCGTTTGAAAGTCCGCATTTCGGTAAAGGAGTTGAGATTTCGTCGCTTGGTGCCTTGCAGACCATTACCAGTTATGCCGTTGCTGATGCCTGGACTTGGTGGCAGCGCGAGGATGCCTTGGCGCGAGGAGCGAAGGGGTACTTTGTGGTGAGAGGTAGCAGCTATCCGTGCGAAGAGTGCGACATGGCGGCCAGCGTGTTCCACCTGATGAGCGACACGGAGCATCTGGTCCCGCTGCATTTGCACTGTGTGTGCATGATTGTTTATAGCTATGTGGAGAGGGTTTAGGTGTTTCGCCACGGCACAGCCGTGGCCTGCGGAGAAAGGGTGATTAGAATGACGAAAAAGATGGAGGATGGCAGAATGGCGAAAAAGATAAAAGGTGAAAGAATGACGGAGAAAGAGATAAGTGTGGTGTTAAGAGAGATGGCAAGAGGCCAGCGTAAGCCGTTGTGTGACGCATGGTACGGCGAGTGGAAAGATGACAGCAGCGTGGATGAGTTGTTGGACAAGTTTGTGAGGGGCATGGACTTCTGCGTGGAGAATGACTACCCTCCCCTGCCGTTTATCCGCAAATTCTTTGATAAGGACGACTTGCACCGTCACCGTATCTATCTTGACGAGGAGGTGGCACTGGACGGGAATAACGGTTCTTACGTGTTCCTTGGCGAGTGCAGCGGCGAGATTGTATGTGACGGGTATATGACCGTGAACATTGTGGTTCGCCATCGCAGCAAGATAAAGGTGGTTGCCATGGGCGGCTCACGCGTGTATGTTGACGTTTATGAGGAAGGTGATTGCGCCGCGAACATTGAGAGCGGTAGCACATGCAAGGTATATGGCAGCAAAGGGAAATAGAAAACCCTGCTGATGTACAGCAGGGCTCTTGGCTGTTGATGCCTGTTGTGGCACAACAGGGTACTTAACCTTATGACTGTTATTGAGCTGTTGGCTGCTTGATGCCATTGCGAAGCTGGTATAGGCGGTCGGCAGCCTGTTGCTGTTTCTGCTCTTTGAAGATTTTGTCCGGCTCTGCGTTGGTTGTGTATGGGTTATGCTCCGCTCCTGTCTCCGTAGACATCAATCCGGCGTTTTTGAGCGCTACGAGATTTGTGACGAGCTCTTGCGTGTTCTCATGCACGAAAGGAACGATGTAGGACAGTATTCGGTCGTTGAGGCGCATGTACTCCGTGATTTTCCCCAGCTCCATGCCGTAAGCCTCGCAGAAGAGCTCGCGCACACCGTTGATAAACTGTTGTTCCTCTTTAGCCTGCAGAATAGCGAGGTCGAGGTTAGGCGAGTAAATGAGCTTGATGGCCGCAGCCGGTGTGTCGCCCGACTTCAGTTGTGGCGGTTCGACTGTAAATGACCCACGGAAGAACTCTTTGAAGAGCCTTTCGACGTAAGCCTGGTAATACTCACCACTGGCTTTCTTTTCGAGGAGTGATATTTTATCATCCTTTCCAGCCGTGAATGCCCTGACACGTCCGTATGGGTCGCCTTTGATTTCGATGTCGTCTCCCTGGAGGACGTAAGCATCGTTGGCCGTTGATGCACAAGACTTAGCCCAATAGGACAGTGCGACCTCAATTTCGTCGGCAAGGTATTGCACATCATTCCATCCTGGGCCGTTGAGCGGGCTTCGCATATACTCTACCGGGCAGCGTGAGAATCCGTGCGGCTGTCTGAACACCAGTTCGTAGCCGTCCATGCCGAAGTAGTTTTTTATTCTATTGACAGCGCCGGCGAGTCCCAGTTTGTTTTGCTTGTATCTGGAAAGGTAGTGGTCGTCCCACACCTCAACCCATGTGACAGTCTCGCGGTTGTTCTCGTCGTAGGATGAGAACTTACGCGCCAGTGACGAGAGCTTTCCCGTGATCATGTCATAGTGAGGAAAGAGCGTATCGCCTTCAAGGAAAGAGAGCACTTTGGTGTATGCTTTCCCCTTATACATATAAAATACAATGGCCTTATCGCCCGTAATCTCCATTGATTTTCCGGCCTCGTATAGTGCGATGTCGATGTTCTTTGACAGCCATCCTGTCTGGAAGTTGAAGAACTGCTCGTTCGTCGCGTCGTCCACTTTAGCGTCGGACAGCTCGTGGTGCAAGTCATTGCCATAGAGGTGTACGAGATGCTGCACCGCCACGACGCGCTGTAACGGCACGGTGACACGGAACGTCTCTTCACGGTACATCGTTTCCATTTTCTCTCCCGTCTCTGTGATGACCTCTCCGTAGTTGTATGACTCTGGGAAGAACAGCTCGTTGGTGATTTTATGTCCTGAGGGGTAGTATTCCTCCAGGAAGTCAGTTTGCGTGAGCTGCATGCCCATGATTCGCTTTTCCTTGTGCCGCATTGTGTCTACAGGTGCTTGTGAACGCAATGACAGTCCGCTGTTTTGCACCCTATAGAACGGCTTTTTCGTTAATAGTTCGTTGATGCTCATATTACTTTGGGGTTATGATGGGGTTAATGGGGTTAATGGGTTTTTCCCATCAGCGCCATCTTCCTCCGTAGTTAAACATATTATTACCTAATCTCTGCTGCATCATCTTGGATGAACCCGTAAGAAGCCCGAGGTTTTTGGGCTTGTGATGCATCTGCTTGATATTGAATATCTCTCTGATAGTCGCTCCCTCAATGAAGTCGGGAGAGCGGTGTATGATGCGCTTCATGACACGTACTTTGTCGACAACCCTTGTCGGGTCATCCTCGCGGAACCGAATGCATCTGCGTTCCTCGTTCAGGATGTCGCGAAGCCGTTTGTTGCGGTAGCCCTTTCCCGTGAACCTTCTTTCCAGCAGTTCGGGCTCTATAGAGTAAGTGCCATCCTTGATATGGTCAGCGAAATAAGCGAACGCCTGTGCCTTTGTGTTGAAGAACATTCCGCTGAATTTCTTGTCCACTGCATCTCTTGGGTCGAACGGTATTGCTTTCGGGAAGAACCCTTTGAATACCTGTCCGACACCCGGCAGGTCGTATGCAAAATTCTCTTCTCTGACGCGCCACCTTGCCAGTAGCGCCTCGGTGAACTCGATAGTCTTTTTTGCATCCTTCTGACAAACTGCGATGTCGGCGATATGGTTTCCTTCCCACAGCCAGAATACGCATTGGTCTCCTCCGTCGAAAGCCGCGTCGCAACTTACCCGACGGATGCCGTCGCCTTTTTGCGGCGGATTGTCGTAGAACCGCTCCATGTGTTCCGTCTTGATGATGTCAGAGCCAGCAGCCTTGTACTTCCAGTTTCCTTCGAGGAATCTTGCCTTCGTCTCTTCGTCCTGATTGAAGAGGTTGGCCAGGTAAGCCGGGTCGGAGTTGAGCAGCGCCTTGTTGTCGGTGAGTTTGGCCGGTACGAACGCCACTGACTTGATGAAAAGCTCCTGTGGTGAACCAAACTCGTTGTACTCTTCTTTCCATGATGCCATGATGGCAGCCTCGCACTTCTGGAACACCTCTTCGCGTGTGTCGCCCCAAACGACATCGGACACATCGTCGCCCATCATGGTGCAGTATCGCACCTTCCCTGCCCTTTCAGGTATTGGCAGTCCCGTTTCCTGGTCAATCCACCATTCAATGTATTTTGCCACCCACGAGTCGGGATCGGGGTTGCATGAGCCTACGATACGGTTGCGGATGCCATAAGCATTACGATTAGACATGGTAAGCACTTTGAACTTCTGGTAGGACATCTGCGTTACCTCGTCGATTCCGATGTATGGGTACTGTTTACCCTGGTATCGGTCGTGGAATGCCATTGGCTCCATGTTGTGGTATGTAAACGTGAGCCATCCTCCGTTATTGAAGTTCCACGTCATATCGTTCTTGGCCTTGTTGTATGTGCCGTATGTGTCGTATAGTTCGTGTGACGTGTCGATGATGTCTGACAAGTCGTCGAGGTCTTTACGGAATATGATGGCCCTGAAGTTCGGGTTTGTGATGTCGTATAGAGCCTGCATGAGCAAGATGTATGACTTTCCTCCTCCACGCGAGCCTCCCACAATGGAAATATCGGCAACGGAAGAAATCATGTCGTCCTGTCCTCCCGGTTGGAAGAAGACGGTGTTTTTTGGCTTTGTCGCACGTTCGGCCTCCCACTCCTCATCGGTGATGATGCGGAGCGAGTGCACCAAATCCGTCATTCTCTCCCTAAGTATGGGTTCGATGCTTTGTGGTATGTACTTAACCTGTTCGTACTGCATGTATTATGCTGAAACACAATCTATTTGCGGCCAAAGATATTGAAAAAAGGTATATTTTTAAATTTTTAGATGAAAATTTAAGCATAAAGTTTGCAAATATTCAATATTTATATATTTTTGGCGATGCAAATGAGTTATTAAGGTTTATACGGTGATAAAGATTTTCTTTCTGGTGAATAACTAAACTATGGCACTGTTTGCGAAAATGGTGCCATTTATCAAAAAGGGATGACATACAAACTCAAATATATTTAGGATATGGAAATCGAAAAAATCGTTTCTAGCGTGCAGAGCAAAGTAGGAAACACCGACTTTAGCGCACAAACCATCCAGAAGGCCGTGGAATTGTACCCCGTGGCAGACGGGCAAGAGCCTGACGAGGCTTATTTCTCGAAAGTTGCAAACTTCTTACAGGGTATGCAGGGTCAATACAACCACGACTTCTCAACCAAGTTTTCGGAGGCGAAGAAAAACTTGCTGACGGAAAAAACCTTCAAGGACATGAGTGCTGAACAAGTGGCACAAGTGAAATCATGGCTGGGCATTGCCCCTTCTGGAGCGCCTACACCTCCATCTGGTGACAGCGAGACCGTGAAGCAGTTAAAGGCAGAGCTGGCGACGCTGAAAAACAGGCTGGACGACGGCGACAAGGCCAAGCGACAGGCAGAGCTTCTGCAGAAGGTGAAGGCAGCAATGAAAGAGCAGAAAGCCAGTGACGACTATGTTCTTGAAAACACTCTGAAAGGAGCAGTCATGGACGAGAATAAGAGCGTCGAAGACTTGACTAAGGAGTATCTGGTGAAGTATGATGCCGAGTATCTGAAATGCAGAGGCGGCGGGACACCCCCACGCCAAAGCTCGCAGAATAGTGGCAAAGGCGAAAGTGCCGCCGACCGTTTCTTTGCAAAGAAGGCGAAGAAAGAGGGTTGGAAAAAATAGGTCTTTGGAGGTGGCTGTGGTACAGCCACATACGGGACTGAAAAGATTGTGAGTAAGGATAACATTTTTAACAAAAAAAAGATTGACACATGGGAAGAATGGGTAATACATTCGGAAGCCAGACGGTAAGCGCAGGTCACGCCCGTAAGGTGTGGCGCGAGGTGAAAGACCAGTTCCCCGCAGGTGGAGTGGTCGCAAATCTTAGCGACTGGCTGACAGGTGGCGTAGGCAAGATTCCCGCAGGTACTTTCTGTAAGTGGGAAGACCTTGGCGCGAACGGTGGCAAGAAGGTGACTTGCTACAAAGCCTCGCAGATTACTGGCACAGCCGACGCTGCCGCCTTGGCCGCTCTCGGCATCAATGGTGCTACTCTCTATGACATTGACATTGAGGCTGGCGAGACCGTCGGCACTGCAACTGTCATTTACGCAGGTGAATACTACTCTTATATGGTTGACGCTAACGTTCTGGCCAAGGTGAAGGACATTGCGGCTCTCAGTGAGATTAAGTTTGTGTCTTGATTTGTGAGCGGCGGCACAACCGCCGCCTGCGAGGAAAGACGAGTAATTAACAATTAAAGACAGGATAACATTATGAATACGAATCCTATTGGACTATTTTCGGTGTTTGACAATGGTCTTGGCGGTCTCGACTGGCAGTCGTGGGTGGACAGATACGAGGAGAAATATGATGCCGTTCAGATTGACGGTTTCGAGAAGGCTCCCACCACTCTGAACTACACCTTCGCACAGCTGATTGCGAGCACAGGAGCCAAGGCATTGCCCACATGGGTAGACCCTGAGTCTCCAGGCTACGAGGCTGCCCTGAACCAGTTGAGCGGTCAGACTGGTAACATTCCTACGGGTAAGCGTTACTATCGTTTCAACCGCACTATCATCAACGAGCAGCTGCAGCTCATCCAGCGTTACGGCAACGTGGCTCTCACTCCCGACATGGAGGAGATTTTCATGGGCTTGAACGACGAGGGTACTGACGGTCTGATTCAGATGTACTACAACGCCCTGACGCACATCCGTAACCAAGTGGTGTCGAAGGGTAAGTTCTCTTTGACCAGCGTGAACAACCCCCGTGGCTTGCAGGGTATTGACATTGAGTTCGGTATCGCACAGAACCACTTTGACGTGCTGACCGGCACTGCCCGTTGGTGGACGAATGACGGCCATACCACTGAGGGTAGCGCATCAGACCCGATTGAGTATTTGAAGCAGCGTGTGAAGACCATCCGCAAGGTGTTCCACTATGTAGGCGGCTTGAAGATGGAAATCTCGCAAGACTTGTGGGATGACATGCTGGGCCACTCTAAGGTGCTGAGCCGTATGGGTATCTACTTCTATCCGACCACCACTGACGCGCAGACCCGTCTGAGCGCCATCCAGGACAAGGACGAGGATGCCTTCAAGGAGGCTATCCGCAGAATTATCAAGGTGGACGAGATTGTGGTGCGTGACACCTATGCCTTCGTAGATGCTCCGGGCAACAACGCCGACGGCGATCCCGACATCATCACTACTCGTATTGAGAACTTCGACTCGAAGAACGTGGCCTTCATTCCTACTGGCCGTATCGGTGACATTCAGGGCGTACAGCCTCTGAGCATCGGCTACGATGCAGACAAGGTGGCCTACTACGATGGTGGTCGTCTGCTGCTGACCCAGCGTGCGAACCCGAAGACCAAGAGCGTGTATATCGAGTCTGAGTTTGCTCAGATTTGTGTTCCTAGCGTTCCACAGTGGATGTTTATCTCGACTGTGACGGCGTAAACCTCTAAGACGTGGAATCAGATGGCAAGCAGCTACACGATACGTACATTCCTGATGGGCATTTCTCCGCTAGTTACGGAGGAAGCCCTAAGGTATGTATGTGCCCGTCGCGACATTGACGAAGACGCAAGCGTAAGCAGTGTAAGCGAGCGTGACATGGACTTGGCCGAGGGCACGATGTACTATTGGCTCTCGAACCTTCCTGTCGGCGGCTCTACGGAAAAGGTTGCCGACGGCGGATGGAGCCACAGCGAAGGCGGCTGGACGGTATCGAAGGCAAATATTGAAGAATGGATGCGTAAGTACCGCCAGTTGTTTGCGAAGTGGGACGAGGCCCTGCTTGACCGCAGCCGAATCAGGATTATCAACCTCTGATGAGCATGGGCAGACTAGGCAAGACATTTATCCGTTTTCCGCACCAATGCGAGATCTACTACTACGAAGGCTATACCGGCTACGAGGGAGACGATGAGCTGGCAACGCTGAAGCGAGTGGTATGGCGTGGGAAATGCCGTAAGGAGAGCAACACCAGCGTCCGAACGTTCAAGGGCTCAGACTCGGTGCTGAAAAGCGACTACCGCGTTCAGCTTGGAACGGATTCTTGTTGCTGTGATGCGGCTCCAGACGGAGGGATGAACGGAGAGTGCGGCGCTATAGTTGGTGGTATCATGGCAGGAATGCTCATAGACATCACCGACGGCAACGGCACTTTCACCGGTCTTACCATCAGCGATGCCTACTGCGGGCAGCTTGGTACGACAGTTTATTGCGACGATCCGAAGAACTAATGACGATATGAGTAACAGATATAAGCGCAAAGAGGTGATGATGGCACTGGAAGGCAAGGCTTCCGCAGCCAGCGGCCACGTATTCCGCAACAACCGGCCTACCGCGAAGGCAACAGAGCGGATGAAGGACTTTGTTGTGGTGCGCCTGCCGCAAGGCATAGACCCCTATGCCGACACTCACAACATTGCCTACGTGCAATTTGTCTGCTTTACGAAAGACCGCCAGGAGGGCATCGAGGACATTGAGAAAACGGAGTCGATGATAGAGGCCATCACCGCTCAGATACCTTTTGACGACGCACTGATGAGCTGCAACCAGAAACCATCCGTGCTGAATACGACCAGCGACGGCATGGGATTTCACTCGACGATAATACAAACAAAGATTGTAATTAAGGTATAAAGAAAGGATAACGATTATGGCAATAACAATCACAAATAAAGAGACGCTGAAGCAGATTTTCGACAAGGTGAACCGCGTCTACTATTTTTCAGAGGCTAATGTGGCCCTTTCTGCTCAGACTACGGCCATGGAGCTCCCCGTGCTTGAGGACGGCGTGACCTTTGACACTGGTGAGGCAGAGATTTCGGAAGTGAAGCTGACCGACGGAACCACATGGACATCTAAGACCACTCAGGGAGAGAGTGACATTGCATTCCAGGTGAGTTCGGTACACGCGACCGTTAACGACCTGCTGATGGAGAAGAAGACCTCTTCGGCGATGAGCGCCAGCTTTGACGGCATGAGCTATACTGGCCATGGCTACTCTCTTGCTCCGAAGAAGGTGACCGGCGCATTGCTGATGACCAGCGAGGACAAGACCACCGCCATCTATCTGCCTAACGTGGAGATGCACGCCTCGTTCAACGGCGAGGGCGGCGATGACTCTACCGGCTACTACAATGTGGCAGTGACTCCGCTTACGGACACCAGCGGCGCAGCTTTCTACCCGTTGGTAGGCACAGCCACGAACGGTTAAGGCTTTTAGGGTAAAAAGTGTTAGGATAACGGCAGAGGGGCGGGCGGATATTCCGCTACGTCCCTCTATTATTAAGATGCTATGGCAAAAAAAGAGAAAGTGATTAAAGAAGCTACCTCCGAAGACCGCAAGGCGCTCTTGTCGGTGACTGAGAACCAGAGTGACGAGGTGACAGTGCGTGGCAAGACATTTCGTGTGAGATGGATGCACCCATCGACTACAGACTGGATTTCGGCCTTGATGGAGAAAGACGGCAACGACAGCAAGGTGCTTGCTCAGTGCGCAGCTCTGATAGTGCTGAACGGTTTTTGGCGTTCTCATCTATTCTACTGGCTGTTGTGGCGTTGGTTCTACTATGTGAAGCAATATAATGCCGAGGAGCTGACCCCGCTGTTTGACATGGCTCAAAAAAAAACGGCGCAGGCGGCGGCTCCGGCATACTTGAACGCTATGATATTACTAACCGCGTTGAACACTCTGAAAAAGCAAACGACAAAAGCGGAAGCCGAGCGTACCCTTCGCGAACTTCGTATGGGCAACGATGGGAAATCGCCCAAAAGCACGGCATAGACACCGGCCCCCTGAAGCTGTTCGGTATTCCGATTAGCGGGATGATGTACTATGTGAACTGGGTGCTGACGACGGCTCAACTGGAGTTGCTTGCTGCCGACGTGAGCGTGGTGGACTATGATCACGGCAATCATAAAGACAAGAAACACAAGAAAGGTGAGTTTGACGATAGCGATGCTGACGCTGGCGCGGTGAAGCGTGCCAATGAGAAATGGCTTGATAAGTACGGAAGCGGCGACGGTGCCGGTTGGAGCAGCGTTAGTGACATTCTAGGCAAAGACATACACACAGACGTTGGATTGAACTTAAAATGACAAAAAGAGAAGCTATATGGAAGATAGATATACGTTGCTGATGCAGAAAGAAGGCGGCAGTGTGGTGAACAGCTACACCGAATGGGGTATTGTGTGCTGCAAGGTGCCGTTCAAGGCAGGCGGCAAGACGAAAGAGCTGGCAAAGAGGGACTGGAAGGACGAGCATGGCGAAGATGTGTACATTCCGAACCAGCTTCGGATGGAAGGTTATGATGCCGAGTTCGAGCTGGCATATAAGGGTGAGGAGTTGTCGAGCAATGCGTTTAACCTCTCGAAAGCGGCCCGCCAGATAGATGATTTCAAGAAATGGCTCTCGGGCAACGACACGGAGAATGGCAGTGGTGCTTCGCTAGTAGTGTATTCCCCCTACTCCACCATTGGGCGGAAATGCTATCTGCTGGAGATCAGCGATGAAGACCCTTGTCTGATGGTCAAGGGAGAAGGCGGCAATATGTATAATGAGAACGTCGTTACCTTTAAGGTGACATTCCGTGTGTATGACCCTATGACAAACATTGCGCTGTATGAGGGGTGATAATGCCAAGACGCTGGAGAACGGTTTTGCGAAAGGTTTGCGGATGATAGAGGATGTGCTCTTCAACTCGCTTGCCGACTCTGCCGACGCATTGCTGAGACGAGTAGCCACGAACCGACAGTTTATCGGTTTTACGGGTAACACGCAGACGAGCTACGCCTGCGGTGTGTACGTGAATGGCAAACTGGTGCATGTGGCCGTGCAAACGAACTGGACCGAACCTACAGTGCGTATGAAGGTGCAGAAGGGGAAGGTGGTGTTTCTGAACAATCCCTATGAGGGTGTACCGAGAGCCGTGAAAGGCCGTGTTGACATTGAGGAAAACCACGGTCTTGCATTATCTCTGAAACAGCTGGAGGAATACCGTGCTCCGCGGAAAGGTCTTGCGCTGATGATGACGACAGGAACGGAGTATTCGGTATATATAGAGCAGTCGATGAGCCTTGACGTGCTGACAAATACCTGGAAGGAAGCCGCAAAGGTGATAGAAAGGAACTGGAAGAAGATAGACGCATAGTATAAAATAATCTAAAAATACGGTGCCGGATAAGGTCTTTTCTGATGTATTTTGTACATTTGCAGCAAACAAACAAATACAGCTATGAAGAAATTACCTTATTTATCACTGCGTGTATTCGCACTCATTTTGTTTTTTGGCGGTATTATTCTAGCCATTTATTGTTCATATTCAGCTTGGGATTTCAAGATACATCACTACCATAGAGACTCCGTAGGCGAGTTTTTATGGAATGCCGGAACGGTGGCATCGATAGCCGTCTCGCTGAGTTCCATTGTTGTGTGCGGTCTGTCTTATGTGGTGGAGGCTGCATGTAAATACATAGAGCGTGTGGACGAGGAGGAAGAATAGTTAATTGCCTTATAGATAATATTTTGCAAAGATACGCTTGGCGGCGTATCTTTTTTTTGTCCCATTTTGCAAATAATCAGCCATAAATTTACTAATATGCTCTTTTTTACTATTTTTGGCGCAAAAATAGTATATATTATAAATTCGGGATAACAATATGGCAAACTTGGGTACATTGTGGTTTGGTGCGGATATTGATTTGGCCAGACTCCAGCAGAAGATAAACCAAGGCAATCAGAGCCTGCTGAATGCCTTGAAGATGAACTACGACCCTCAGAGCTACCAAGAAATGGTGAACCGGCTTCGCAGCAATCTGGCAAGAGAGACGTTTGAGATAAAGATACAGGCAGACACACGTCGTGTTGTGCAGAACATTCAGAATGCCACCAAGGTTCCACAGGTAGGCCAGTTGCCCAGCATGGACGCGCTGAACGAGAAGATAGCCAGGCAGAAGGCTCTTGTCAATGCGCTGACGGAGACCGTGGAAAGGCACCGCATAGCGTGGCAGCGTCTTGGCGGCAATGACCGCAAGAACACCTTTTTGGACTCGAAGAAAGAGCTTGCGATGGAGAAGCGTGCTTTGGCTGACTTGGTGTCTCGCCGCGAAGCGATGCGCCACACAGCGCAAGACTCCATACTGAGTCTTCGGAAGGAAGCCGCAGAACATCGTAACGCAGCCCGGGCGGCGGCAGAAGCGGCCAAGCAGAAGCGCGAGGCCATCAGGCAGACAAATGCAGATCACATCAGACTGAACCAGACGCTTGCTGGCGGCATACATATCTCGACACAGCTTGGCAGCGCTTTGAGTTCTCTCTTTGCCGTTCACGCAGCGAGACAGTTCCTCGGGAACGTGATAGAGATAGGCGGTCAGTTGGAACGCCAGCGTATTAGCATCGGCGCTATTCTTGGCGATACGGTGAAGGCATCGCACCTGTTTGAGCAGATTAAGGGTCTTGCATTGAAGTCGCCTTTTGGTGTGGTAGAGCTTGACCAATATACCAAGCAGCTGTCGGCCTACGGGTTCAGATATAACGAGCTGTTTGACATGACAAAGCGCCTAGCGGACATCTCGGCAGGAGCCGGAACGGACATTGGGCGACTGACCCTGGCTTTGGGACATGTGCGTAGTGCCACCTATCTGACTGGTATCACCTTGCGTCAGTTCTCGATGAACAATATCCCCATGCTGAAGATGCTAGCCGACTACTACTCAGAGGTTGAGAAGAAGGCAGTGAGCACGGCTGAGGTTCAGAAGCGTATCTCGAAGCGTCAGGTGAGTTACGAGGACGTGATAGAGCAGATACGCAGGCTGACTGACGAGGGCGGCATGTTCTACAACATGCAGGAAAAGATTTCGGAGTCGCTATCAGCCAAGTTCAAGAACCTGAAAGATGCCATGGACATCATGTATGGCGAAATGGCAGAAGGCGGTATTGGTGACATTCTGAAAGATACTGCCGCAGGATTGCTACAACTGACAAGACACTGGAAAGAGATAGCTGCTGTGATGAGTGTCGCAGCCACGGCATTCTTGCTGAATAAATCCTATATTGGATTGAATGCTATTGCCATGCAAGGCAATACTGCCGCGACGCTTAAGCAGATTATGGCCGACAAGAAACTTGCCGCCAACCAGTTGCAAGCAGCATCAAGGTATCGCGCTCTAACGGCAGAAGAACGAATCCGCGTGATGTCGGCAAACACGCTGACAGCCGCAAATTTACGGCAGGCGCTTGTATCGGGTAAGCTCACAAAGGATGATTTACTCAGACTGGTGGCCTTGAAGAAAATCAATATTGCACAGGCTATGCACATCGTCGGTGTGAATGGCATCACTGCGGCCGAGATACGTGCCGCAGCCGCAGCCAAACGCTGGAAGGTAGCTTTGGATAGCGTGCGCATGTCGCTGAAGAATGCCTTTATGGGCATGGGCGTAGGTACATGGGCTACTCTTGGCGCGATGGTAGGTATGGAAATCTATACGGCCTACAGCTCTTGGGTAGAGCGCATTGAGGGCAAGGCTAATGAGATGAAAGACCTGATTAAGTCGCGCATTGTGGACTTAGAGAAGTTGCAGAAATCTCTTAATGCAGAAGGGAAGCCCAAGGATGACGTAGGACTAAAGAACCGTGTTGCCGACATGAAGCAGGTGCTTGCCAACTCGGAGGTATACACCAAGACGCTTGATGACCAGCTGAGGAAAGCTGGCAGCATGTCGGCCCAATATGACATCCTTTCCAAGACTATCGGTGATATTGCCGAGAAGAACCGTAAGGCTCTAGACTATCAGGACAGGGCAGCAGAGATGATAAAAGCCAGCTCGTTCCTTCACCCCGGAGACAAATGGGACAATATGGTCTGGGGATGGGCAGACTCCATTGTGAATGATGACATCGGCGAGAACCTGTCGCAAGCAATGGACGCATACAAGAACCTGAGAGCGACGATAGACGGCTTGTGGGAGTATCGCGAAGCATTGAAGAGCGTTATAGAGGAGATGGTGGCCAGCGGCGAGGTGAGTGAGGACTTTAAGCGCCAGCTGGACGGAGCCTCTCTGGAGGAGCAGATACGCATATTGGCAGACAGCGACTACTGGGAAAAGATAGTGGCCAAGGTGACAGGCCTGAAACCCACGTTTGCCGACTTCGCAGACGACCTGAAAGAATCGTCGGACAGCGTTACGAGACGCTGGGAAGAGATAGCCGATGACGACATCCCAAGGATGATGGAAAAGGCCGCCAAAGACATGAACATGAGCGAGAAGGACTTGCGAGAGTGGGCAAACACGAACGTTGACGACTTCAAGATGATGCTGGAGGGCATCTTAGACCAGCTTGACGCTAAAGAACCGTGGATAAGGAAGCAGTTGAAGCGGATAGCCTACGACTATGTTACGTTTGGCAAGATAGACCGTGCCATCATCGAAGGTGAGCAGGTAGGGCGCAGTATTTTTGGTGACGACGACGTGCTGAAGAAGCTGCTGGACGAAGACGAGAAGGCCGACATCAAAGACGATGCTCCTGGCGCAGACAAGGGCAAAGACAAGAACAAGAAAGACACAGCGCTGGAAGCTGCCAAGACCAAGCTGGCAGAGTATAAGGCATTCCTGTCGGAGTACAAGAAATACCGCGAACGCTATGACAAGGAGAGTGCCATCAATCTGCTGGAGAAACTGTTCCCGAGCCTGAAAGGGCAAGGCGCACGCCTTGTTGACGACTATACCAACATGCTTGACGAGTTGCGCAACTCGCTGCCAGCCACAACCGAGGCACGCAAGAAATTCATCAATGAAGTAGACAAGACGAAGACGGACACTCTGTTTGACAGGGAAACGGAGGCACTGAAACGCAACGTCTCAGTGATGGAAGACTACATCAAGAAGATGGAAGACCAGTGGAAGTTGTACCGTAAGCTGTTGGAGAAGTCGGGCGGCAACAGGGACTTCGCTTCGATGGCATTCAGGACTGGCGAGATATGGGACGAGAGCGCCAAAGCCTTGCTGCAGCGTTTCAACGAGCGTGGAAATGAGTTAGGCGTGATGCCTATGAAGTTCAGCTGGGACATGAGCGAGGAAGAGATGAAAGACGCTCTGCGCGATGCCAAGGGCGTAACGCAAGAGGAGCTAGTGAAGCTGGCGCAAGAGATACAGAAAATCATCAGAGGCAACTATACGCAGTTCTTGGAAGACAGCGCCGAGGCATACAACAAGGCACTGACAGCCGTAGACAAGCTGATGGAGCTGGAACGCCAGCGAGACGATCTGGCCAAGCGCCGCAGACAAGACAACAGCGGTGACCCCAATATTGCCAAAGGCTATGAGGCCCAGATGGCTGCTTTGGATAAGCAGATAGCCAACCAGCGCTGGGAGGCATTTAAGGAAAGCGAGGAATGGGGCCGCATCTTCTCAAACCTCGATGACCTGAGCACTTCTACGCTGCGTAACATGCTAGACCGGCTGAGAGAGTTTGCGCCGACCATCAAAGACAGTGTGGAAGCGACAAAGGCCCTCTACGAGGCCATGGACAAGATAGAGGACATGGTGAGCAGCCGCAACCCGTTTGCGGCCATGGGTAATGCCTTGATGAGAAGCAGCCAGATTAGAAAGCTCATGAATAACGGTCTGAGCGACTACGGCTACAGGAACGCCAACGGCAAGTACACGATAGGTGCGCAAAATGCAAGGAAGCTCGGGCTGAACGTGCGGAAGAACGGAGAGTATAGCGATAACGACCTGCAAGACGGGCTGAGGAGAGCTGAGAGCGATTTTGTGACTGGCCTTAACGGAATGGCCGAAAAGTTCAAGGCCGTGCAGGATGTGCTTCAGCCCGTTATCGACCTGTTTGACGAGCTTGGCAATGAAGGACTGAGCACCCTGTTCTCGATGGGCAGCAACGCATTCGGCTCGGCTGTGCAGGTGGCCGGCGGACTGAACACGCTCGGGCTTGGTAGCCTTGGCCCCTATGGTGCAGCCGCAGCCGCAGCCCTCAGCGTGACCACCTCGCTGTTCGCCCTTCACGACAAGTCGATAGAAGCCGAGATAGAAGCGTCGGAGCGCAGACAGAAAGAAATGGAAACGCTCTCTAAGAACCTTGAAACGGCGTTGAAGCGCAGCCTTGGCGGTGCTTATGGTTTCAAGATGAACGGTGACCAGATGTCGAAACTTAATGGCGCTACCAAAGCCTCTGACGCTCTGGACTATTTGTTTGGCGCAGGGTACATGAGCAAGGGCACGAAACAGGCCATTAACGACGCGAAAGCCTCGCGGAGCTATTATGATGCCACGTATGCAAGTCTGATGGCCCAGCGTGACGAGGCCCAGCACCAGCTAGACTTGGAAAGCAAGAAGAAGAAGCAGAATGCGGACAAGATGGCTGACTATGAGCAGGAGATAGCCGAACTTGACGACCAAATCAAGAACTTTGCCGCAGACATGGCCAACGCCCTTTATGGCATAGACTTCAAGGCATGGTCGGAGGATTTGGCCGGTGCGCTTGTCGATGCCTGGGCAGCAGGCGAGAGCGGCGCGGAGGCATACCGGCAAAAGGTCAGCGAGATATTGCGTGACCTAGGCACGAAGATGATAGCAGAGCGTTTCATTGCGAACGCCATTGAGCCTATCATGGACGAGTTCTTGAAGCAATACGAACAAGACGACGGTGTGTTGACTGAAAAAGGACTGGGTATCATCGCCAAGATGTATGATGCCGGTGACGAGATGGAGCGTCGCACTAACGCTTTCATGGACGGTCTTAACGAGATAGCCAGACAACGCGGTGCAGAGCTGAGAGACGAAGAAAGCGGAAGCGGTTCGACATCGAGCGGCATTAAGAGTATTACGGAGAGCACGGCTGACCTGTTAGCAAGCTACATCAATGCCATCCGCGCCGACGTGAGCGTGAACAGAATGGTGATGAGCACTACCCTACCCTCGATTGCTACTGCTGTTGAGCGTGTGAATGTGTTGGCGGAACAACAGGTGAGCTACCAGCAGCAGATTGCGCAGAATACCCTCAGAAATGCGGAAGCCGCAGAAATGATCTACAACATTCTGCACAGAGTGGAAAATGGCGTGACGAGATTAAATGTGAAATAATGGTTTATATTTTCATCTAAAATTTTGCAAATATTGAAAATAAAAATATATTTGCAAGCAAGATATTGAGATATGAGCAGATGGACGATATATAGTAAGTGGAAGGACCAGGCTGGACGGGCAGTGGCGAAGGAAGTGGTTGTTGATGGGAACACCGACGACGCAGGACGGTACGCGCTGCCCGAGCTGGAATATAACGGCACATGGATGGGCGAGACGTTCGTGACGCTGAACATCCGATGCTCCGAGCCTATCAACTTCGAGATTGGTGACTATATCGTCTATCGTGGTGAGAAGTTTGTGATGAACTACGACCCGAGCGTGGTGAAGAAGGCCCGCAGAGGTACGTATGGCGAGGGCTTCACGTATGACAACGTGAAGTTCAATGCGCTGAACTACGAGCTGACGGACGTGAGGATGCTTGACTACGTGATTGGTGACAACGGTGTTCACTATTCGGGTCTGCCCACGTTCCAGTTCTTCTGCTCGACGGTGGATGACCTCTGCGACCGCCTGCAGGTGAACGCTGACAGGTATTGCGAGGAGAACGGTATCAGCGAGGACGAATGGTGGGTGTTTGTGACACCTAGCGAGACGCGGACGCAGCAGCGGTGCAAGACTAACGCTATTAAGAGCCGTGCTGCGGCTCTATACAGTACGTACTTTGGTGACAATATGGGCGACACCGCGAGCGAGAAGGTGAACCAGAACGTGAGCATCGACAACATGAGCGTGTGGGATGCTTGTAAGTTCATCAAGGAAACGTTCGGGCTTAACTTCATCAGCAGGGAAAGAAGCATCGTGGTGGGAGCCATCGGTGTGCCGACGGAAAGAGAGTTCAGATACGGGCTGGGCAACGGCTTGTATGAGATAGAGCGTGTGGCCGACGAAGAGCAAGCCGTGATTACGAAGCTGTATGCCTACGGCAGCGACAAGAACCTGCCGACACGGTACTATGCCAATATCGGCGTGGAGTGCTACGGATATGTGGCGAAGTGGATGCAGGGAGAGGTGAAATACCTGCTGCTGGACATTGAGTACAGCGGTAACTACTTCACGCAGAATACCACGGTGAACGGGCAGGACTGCTATGCGGTGAGATTCACGCATGGTGGTGTGACGTATGATGCCTACGTGGGAAGCACGGACGTGATAGAGGGCGTGACGCTATCGGGCTTTAGCGTGCTGTTTACTGACGGCGAGTCCCTTCCATTTGACGGGCAGGAGCAGCTGACCTTCATCGGCGGCGTGAACAAGGACGCATGGCCTACGGACAATACCACGCAGATACACAAGGTGATACCACAGAACCTGCCAGACAACATGGCGGTGAGCCACCTGATGCTGCCTGGATTCCCCAGTGAGAGCCTTTACAGCTGGGTGAAATCGCACGGCGCGACCAACAGTAACGACTCGACGGGACTGGCCACATGGCGCGGTCACACTGCATACTTCTCGCAGGACAAGGAGCGTCCGTACATCCTGTCGCAGTATCACACGGAGCTGGGCATCAGAGAGGCCACGAAGATGTTTGACGGCAGCGACGGCACGAACGAGGTATACCCGACGATAGAGAACACGGAGGCAGGCGTGATATACGCAGCCGAGACCATCAAGGACAACGGTGTGGGCACGGAGATGAAGAACTTCACCATCACCCTGCCCGACTTCGGCAGTGACTTCGACCTGAAAGAGCTGTTGCAGAGCGACACGGCCATTGAGATGACGGACGGCTACTGCGGCGGCAGGAGCTTCAACGTGAAGAGCGTGAAGAAGGAGGACGGACGGTGGGTGTGCACCTGTGAGAGGGAGCACGACACTGCGCTGGACTTGTGGTTCCCGTATTCGTACAGCAAGAGCATCGGCGGGCAGGAGCGTGCCGACGAGCCGTATCAGGTGCGCACGGGCGACCGCTATGTGCTGACGGGCATTGAGATGACGAGCACGTATGTGGAGGCTGCCGCTACGGTACTGCTGGAGGAGGCTCTGAAATTCCTGGAGGCAAACGAGTACGTGAGATACACCTACGTGCCGAGGGTGGATGAGATATTCATGGCACGGCAGCACGACGGGGTGAGTAGCGGTGATACCGCTACATACGGGACACGGAGCTACCACGACACGCTGAAAGAGGGCGACACGCTGCTCTTTGCCGACGACGACCTGCACATCACGGGCTCGGTGTTTATTGACACGCTGCGCATCAAGGAGTATGGCAACGGGCAGATACCGACCTACGAGCTGACGCTGCGCAACGACAAGCAGGTGGGCACGATAGAGCGTCTGCAGGAGCAGGTGAGCAACATCAGCTCGACCATTAACAACGGTGGCGGCGGCGGTGGCGGCGTGAACATTCCGCTGGTGCGCCAGCTGATACAAAGCTACGGCGGCGGCATGTTCCTCTCGAAGACGAACGATGACACGGCCAATGGCGTGATTACGTTCGTGCGGAGGGTACTGGCACGTATGGGCGTGCAGTTCGGCCGCTATACGGGAACGGCCCTTGTGGGCACGGGCGGTGTGATAGACGAGAACGGCAACGCCGTGCTGAACAAGGTAGAGATAAGAGAGTCGCTGACAGTGCCTACGCTGGTGTTCAACAGGGCCGAGGTGATAGCCGGCACCCAGACGCAGACACCGTTCGGCGGCGAGATAGCCGAGGTGGTGAAGCAGGAGAACGGCTACGGCTGGGCACGGCTGCGGCTGGAGGACGGTGACGTGGGGCGCATCAGAGTGGGTGCGCTGTGCATGGGTTTCTTCCATAACTACGGCAGCGATGCGAGCAGCACGAATGCGACGGCAGACAGCGACGACCGCCGAGGCGTGATGACATGGAAGGGATTCTCGACCGTCTATTTCGAGGTGATAGAGATTCCTGCCACGTATAACGACGAGAGCAATGCTGACAATGCGTGGTTCAGATACCAGCTGCGTGACACTGAGAGCGGCGGCAACGGTGTGCATCCGTTTGTGCACATGTCGTTTGCTGGCCGCGGCTATGTGCGGCAGACGGGCGAGGCTTACGACAGCATCAAGCAGTATCAGGCATTCACCATCAGGACACCGTTCTACACGGCACGGCTGGTGGATGTTGGCGGCTGGGAGTGGGACATCGCTAACTATACCTATGTGAACGGTCTGCTTGACGGCTTCGGCGAGCTGGTGAACGACCAGACGCTGACTGGCTTCGGCACGATTGACATGTCGATATGGCTGAAAGGCCACATCATACAGGTGGATGACGTGCCCGACTACATCAGCATCCAGCAGAGCGCACTTGGCTTGCTTGGCGAGAACGAGACGGAGACGGTATGGGTGAGGGTGTATGACGGCTACCGGCAGAACCACACTGATGCTTATACCTTCACGTTGAAGAAGAACGGCACGGCGATACAAAAGACGATAACGGTGGCGAACGGCGAGGCATGGTTTACGCTCTCATCGAGCGAGCTTGGTACGGAGGTGACGACGTTCACCGTGACGGCGACGCTAAAGAGCGACGTGACAAAGACGCTGGAAGAGGACTTCACTGCGAAGAAGATATTCGACCCGACGGTGACCGTTCCCGACCGCCACGAGATAGAGCTGAGCGACACGGTGTTCCATGTAGACAAGGACGGCACTGTGACCCCGAGTGACATTCACGTCAGAGTGAGGAATATACATGGTGACGGAACGACGAGCTATATGACTGATGATGACGTTGATGCTCAGATACTCTATGTATGGCCTGACAGCACGATGCAAAGTGGCTATGCCTTTGCATTGGCCAACGGTATTCCAAGTGGGCAAGGCTATGCGTCGTTGGTTGATGATGTGATGGAACCCGAGGGGTATGTTGTAAAAGACATCAAGGCTATTAAGGCTTATCTTTGCAGCGGCGCGATTGAGGAGTGGGATGATACAGCAGACTGGCAGGACCTTAAGGGGTTCATGGACATCAACGAAGTGCCGCTTGACATCTGGGACATCAAGACTATTCCCGTGGTGACTGACGGTGAGGACGGCAAGACGACGCTGATTGCCGACTTTGATGACGAGATGGTGAGCGTGCCTACGGATTCTACGGGTAAGGCGCAGGTAGACACTAGCTGGAATTGGCAAACAACGGCGCACCTTTACTATGGTACAGAACAGCTAACGCTCAGTAGCACACGATGTCGGATTGTTGAAGCAACAAACAATTTGTGGTATAACGAATATCTTACTATCTCATCAGACGGGAAGACGGCCACTTTGCAGGTCAACGGATTCGACGACATGCAGCAGGGTTCAACGGTACAACCGAATACGAACAACTGTAAGATTACCATTGAGCTTGTTTCTGCGGACGGGAAGAGCAGCGGCACAGCCACTGCCTACGTAAACAAAATACCTGCTGGCGAGGGCGGTGACGGTAAGAACGCGGTTATATACTCGCTATGGACGAGCACAAGCACTATTAAAAAAGACGGTAGTACATTCACGCCTGCTGGGGTGCAAGTAAAGATAGCCAAGACCGACGGTGACGAGACTACCTATCATGCGTACAACACATGGGGCTATGCAAGCAGCAGCCCACGTCTCTATATCAGATACAAATATAACGCTATGGTGGCAAACGTTAACGACGGCAACACCATGAGCAGTGATACCATTTCGCCAGCTAATGATACGGAATACATTCACATTGCCCTTTGCACGCCCGATGGGAATAACGGCGCAGGCTATATCGTGGATGCAGAGACCATTCCCATTGTCCGAGACGGTGCGAAAGGTGACAAAGGTGACAAAGGCGAACAAGGAGAACCTGGTGACAAGGGAGATAAAGGTGATAAAGGCGACAAGGGTGATAAGGGTGACAAAGGCGATAAAGGCGACAAAGGCGACGACGGTAAGGACGGCAAGGATGCGGCCTCGTATGAGTATGTGCGTTTCTCGGACAATGCTACGCTGGTGGATGGTGTTTGGACGGGAACGTTCACGGCGGCAGACGCTACGCAGATGACGAACAAAGAAACGGCGCAAGGGGACACGAAGAACTTGATACCGTATTCGGAGTTTGAGATGTTGAACTCTGAGAGCAACGTGCCTGTTGGGTGGGTGCGAAACAACGACTCATCTCTTGTTATCAGCAAGATAGTTGACGAGGACGGTGTGGCATGGGCGCACTATGAGATTGCCAACGGGACTAGCGGCGTTGTCGGCCTGTCACAAAATCCGTATGACACAGAAAACAAGGCGGCAGAAGGATACTTTGTGCCTATCTCCCGTAATCAGACATACACCTTCACCGTGCGCTATAAAGGCTCAGGGTATGTTTATCTTGGAGCGCAGTATTACAAATACAATAGCGGTAGCAGCCCGTCGTGGACGTTCCTAGAAGAAGATGGCCAAAACAATAATCAAAAATGGTCGTCATTCCTTGCGGAATACGCCGACGGCAAAGAGCATCAACTGACAACGACCTTTCAATGCGCCCTTTCTGGCGTTACGCATGCAAGACTCTTTTTGGCACGTTTCAGCGGCAACACTGTTGGAGGTGAATACAACTTTGCTCAGCCGATGGTGCTTAAAGGAGACCAAAGCAGTGCATTGCCATCATATCTGCCAGCACCGTCGGAGGACTTGCTGGGAACGACAAATGGACTATGGAAGGGTGTTATGCGATGGAGCCATCCGTATGCAAGCAGTGACTTTTCGCAGTATGAGTGGAATAAGGTAAGGGATGCAGAGCCGAGAATGAATACGTGGAACTCGGAGAGCTACGTAGTTCCTTTAGGCGCGCCAACTGACTTGCAGTATTTCTATTGTGGTGCTTACGGAGAGCCGTATTACGATATTGTGTATGATGGCGCACACTACTGGATATGCAAGCAAACCTACCAGCGTAATATCGAGTTTGAAGACGAAACGACGCAAGAGGTACGATATGTAGTGCCTGAAAATACGGATTTATGGTCGATATACTGGGAAATGGCAAGCCAGTTTAACTTCCTTATGGCAAAGACATTATATGCCATCAATGCCTTCGTCGAGAGGTTGGTAGTGCGAAAATTACAAACAACAGCCGAGTCGGGTTCCTGTGTCGAAATCCAGAACGGGATCATCAACCTTTGGGCAGATAAGAGCGACGGGACTACCAATCAGTCGCGTTTCGAGTTTGGAACCACAACCGAAGGAAAGGCTGTGCTACGCTATTACGACGAAGACGGCACCCAACTCTACGACCTAGGGCCTAACGGCATCACACAGGAACTTTCGTCACGTAACAACGTGTGGACTACCAAGCGCCTTTCGCTCATCCGCACCGATTATAATGACGGTCGGCCTTATCCTACTGGCTATATCGTCCAAATTCGCACTAATTCGTATACCGTCAGTGATTACCACGAGTTGACATCCGAGGGTTATGCCATGCTCTCTAATAACGTCAAGAGTTACTATTTCAGTGGTGGGACAGCTCCCTCCGACTATGAGGGGCGCACATTCCTTAGAGAGTTCACCAAGACCGAGGCCAACCCTGGTTATATTCCCGACGGCTGGTACCGTGCAGAGAATACGTCGGGCGAGACCTTTGGCAACGAGCAGATACTTGACGACGGCCATGGCACGACAATGACGGCCACCGTCTACACTTTCCAAGCATGGTACTATACCAACGGAAAAGTCACACACCAAAAACTCGTGCAACTCGAACTACTGTCCGATGGCACAGGCATGGTGACCAACTGATAAATAAAAATTAAAGCAATATATGACAGAGCAAGAAAAACGAGAAATAGTACAAGCGGTGTTGGACGCTATTAGCTCTAAGGCACAGGACTTAGAGAACGTGACAACACTCACGACGCTGGACGGTGTTACGTCGTTGCCCGTGCTGACCAACGGCCGCGTTGTTGCCGTCGTAGCCTTGTCTGCGCTGACAAGAAACGTAGATGCTGCCGTTGCGTCGCTCGACACAGCCATAGACGGAACGAGAGGGCAACGGCACAGCCGATGCCTGCTGAGAAAAAGGGACGAGATAAGGACGAGATAAAAAGATAAAGAATTAAAAGGTAAAAAGATAAAGGCATGGGATGTAACTGCAATAAGAGCCAGACGACACTGGCATTGAACGAGAAACCGTGGCAGGGAACGACGCTAAAGTTCTACCTTAACCCCACGGCAACAGGCTTTGACGCTCAGACTGACGACTGGGAAGTAGAGATACGCTACGGCTCGTCGCAGAGGACGTATAAGACATTCAAGAAAACGGACTTGAAAGAGAGTACGGACGGCTGGGTTCTGCCTATTGACACCACTAACATGAACGGACTGGTGAGGGCTATCGTGCTGGCCCGTCTGAACGACGATGACTGCGACGACGGCATCCGTAAGGAAGTGTGTGTGGTAGACTTGTGCGAACTTAACATATACTAGAGCGATGGGATGCCTGTCACTGACATACAAGGTAGATGCTGGCGACCTGAGAGTCAACGGACGGCTTGACTGCGGCGATTTGCAGCTCAACGGGCGTGTGGATGCTGGCAACCTGACAGTTACCGCCACGCTGGTATGTGAGGTATCTATCGGCGAGAACGGTGAAGAGATGTGGTGGTGCGGCAACTGGCGCGTGACATGGAACAATGGTTTACCGACATTATGGAGGAGGAGTTAAGATATGGCGAAAGGAACAGCAATAGGTGACGTTGAGAATATCCTGCAAAGCGAGGATATTACCGGGCAGGAGAAGATACCTGCCATGAGCAAAGGCGACGAGGAACCACAAGTGGTGACCACGGAGGAGCTGAAAGAGTATGTGCTTGGCGACATGGAGATACAGGTGATGAGTAACCTGGATATAGACAGAATTTGTACAATTTAAAAAACATAGAGAGACATGGCAACGGAAAAGAAGTTAATGGATGAGAATGGACTGGCGCACTTGTGGCCTAGGATAAAAACATTGTTTGCGTCGATGTTCAAGTGGGATAATCTTGCTGACAAGCCCACTATCGGCGATGGCACGCTGTCGGTATCGCTGAATGGCGGTGCTGCAAAGACATTTACAGCCAACCAGACTGGGAACACAACGATTGAGCTGCAAGAGAGCGACCCTGTATTCGCGCAATCCCCTGCGCACGGTATTACATCGAGCGACATCACCGCTTGGGATAACAAATACAATAAGCCATCGACGGGAATACCTAAGAGCGACCTCGCCAGCGGCGTACAGACGATTCTCGACAACACATCGGCCATCACGGGCGTAGACTCATCTATCGCATCGGGTTCTGCATCGACGAATGTGCCCACAAGTGCCGCGGTGGAGGCAAGAATATCGGAGGTGGTAAGCGCATCGCAGATTGGTGCTGCCATGTTTAAAGGGACAATAAGCTCTGACGCGGAGTTGTCGGGTCTTACGGGATATAAAGCAGGATGGTACTGGCTGGTAGATACGGAAGGTACTTATGCCGGTCAGCAATGCGAGGCTGGTGACTTCATCTATGCCATCGAGGACTATGCCTCGTCGTATAAGGCAAGCGACTTCAAGGTGGTGCAGGCTAACATCAGGCCGCTGACCAATGCCGAGATAGACGCTATTTGTACAATCGAATAAAAAGACGTGAGCTATGGGGTATGTTGACGAGACCAGGCTAAGCAGGGTCTGGGAAAAGATAAGGACGTGGTTCGCTACGAAGGCTGATGCCGCCTCCGTCTATACCAAGGCGGAGGTGGATGGCATCTTGGAGGACATGGTGTACCTCAGTGATGATGACGGGCAGGCCACAACTGCTGACTTCGACCCACAGAATGACACGGTGTGGAACACACCGCAGGTGCTTGGTGCTTCCCAGCAGGCGCAGGCTAGGAGCAACATCGGGGCACAGGAGGCTCTTGTCAGTGGCACAAACATCAAGACTATCAACGGGGAGAGCATTCTTGGCGGGGGTAATATCACTATCAGTGGTGGCAGTGGTGGAGGTGGCAATGTCAGCTCTACTACCATCAATACGCTTGTCAGTATCTCTGAGGCAGATTATGAGGCATTAGCCACAAAGGACAGTTCAACGCTTTACATTGTAACAGAATGATTACACTGGACAATGAAATGACAAAAGCCTTTCTTGGCTCAACCGAGGTGAAGAAGATTTGCCTTGGTAGTGAGCAGGTGTGGCCAGTATCTACACCCTCAAGACTACCTGTTGGCTATAATGAGATTGAATATATAAGTTCCAATGGTGCACAATTCATTGATTTAGGCTTTACTCAAAAATCCAGGAATTTTATTTTTGAGATGAAGTTTAGATGGACAGGGACTAATGACGGGCTTTTTGAGACCTTTATTGGCTATATGGCAGAGTCAGGAACAATACCTCGATTTGGTTTTCATAAGTATCAAGGTAAGTGGATGTATGGAACTAATGCAACTAACATATCCAGTATTGCTGTCGACCATGACATACATACAGTAAGAATAGAGGGTAAGGCGTCTAGCAACAAAGAGTCTTTTTATTTGGATGATGTCTTAATATCTACCACTTCAACATCATCTACAGGGCTTAGCGGTAACACTATTCCAATGTATCTATTTGCCAGAAACAGAGTCAGCAGCAAAGATAATCCATCGTCTGTCGATGTATATAGTGCTAAATATACTGTTTATGATAGCTCAACATACACCAATATTTTACATGACTATGATTTTGTACCTTGTACGGATTCAAATGGGAATTATGGTGTTTATGATATTATCAACAACGTTTTTTGTGGAGTTCAAACAATATAACAATAAAGATTATGACACAGATAAAGAAAGTAAAGACATCAGAGGGTGTGCAGTTCTATCCTCAGACTCACACGAAGGCTGTGATAGATGACAATGGCTATACTGCTGAGAGTAGGCTGCAAGCCATGCAGGATGAGATAAACCAAAAGCAGTTGGAAGTAGGGGCTGTACCAAGTGATTTGACACCAACAAAGGATAGCAGTAATTGGGTGACAAGTAATGGGGTATATTTGCATGAACCATTAATGAAGACTATAGTGCAGATTGATAGTTCCAAAATGGAGTCTTTCTCATTTTTCGTAAATAGTGGCGGTAAATGGGAATCTGGTGGTGGTAGTATTGTAATCCCTTGTACGGAAGGTGATGAATTTAGGTTAACTTTGACATCTTCAAGTAATGGTAATTGGCAAACTTGGCTTAATAGTTCTTACACATCTCCTTCATCTGGCGCTAATGTACCTTTTGTCTCTGGATATAGTAGAATATGGACATCCCCATCAGAAGTTGTACTGACTGCGCCTAAAGGTGCATGCTACCTATTACTGGGTACATTGACAGGAGACAGAAAGACGGGAAAATGGGTTGGAGACGCTACTGTAGTAACAAAAATATCTGATGTGGTTAACACCAAAACTACTTCAGAATATGTTCAAAATGTAAAAACAGAAATTGAAAAAGATATTGAAAAGTCAAAATATCACATGACTGAATTTTCTGATGTATGGAGTACAACAAATGCCTCTATAATATCTTATGAAAAGGATGGGGAAGATGCCGTTATAACTGTAACATCTAAAACGGCACTACAACGGTGTGGATTTAGTATTGCTGATGTAAAAGTAGGTGAAAAGATATATGTCGATTTTTCATCTAATATTGGCATCCCATTTGGTGTTGGGGAGACACTTAGTAGTACTTGGGTATGGTTAAATGACCAAAGTTATAAAAGTTCATTCTATTTCACTAAAACTTCTTCTACACAAAAGTATATTTACATAGCGGCGAATAGTTTTGATGTTGGAACTGTTATCAGATTAGTAGGCTTTAAAGTCTATAAATCTATAGGATTCCAAGAATTGGACACAAGAATGACAAAACTTGAAAGCTATGATTTTTATCCGAGTTCATATATTCCTATTAAAGAAAACTATGAAAGATATATGAGCATTTCTGGCACCCAAGGTTCTACTATATATGGCAACTACTTTGTGCAAGGTTTCTCAGAAAATGCAAAAATCAGCATTTATAATTTGGAAACAAAGACAAAGGTGCAAGATGTAACATTGCCTACTTTCGGTAATACAAGATTCCACGCTAACACTATTTCTTTTAGTGGTACGAAGTATGACAGTGGTGACGATTTCCCACTGCTTTACATTTGCGCTGGATATGTAAACACAAACAATCCCACCATAAGTGAAGTTTATGTGGTGAGAATCGTGGGTACAAGTGGTGAATATACTTCTGAATTAGTTCAAACCATCAATCTTGCATTTAGTACATGGACTGAATTTGTATGCGACCCTGTAAGAAACAGAGCATGGATTAATGGTAGTGGTATTGCAAGATATATATGTGTGACTATTCCAGACATCACTGAATCAGAGGTCACAATAGATACAAATACAGCTATTATAGATAAGTTTGACACTAAATCTTTTGTTCTTGGAACTACAACAAAATCAAGTGGTCAGGGAAGATTTTTCTATCATAATAGAGTGTATTATGTTAGCGGGGTTCCAAGTTATGCAGGAGAAGGTGTGGAAGCCTTGTATGTAGTGGTTGACAATGTTCTTACACACTGCACCGAAGCTGTTGTCCCTCTAATGAACTTTGGCTTAACAGGAGAGCCAGAAGGATGCTTTATCTGGAAAGATGAGTTCTATGTGGCTTATAGAGGTTCTATAGTTAAATTAATACAGAATTAACAACTAAAATATATACTACAATGAATTTATATCAAAAAATAAAAAGTTTGTTGGCAAAACCAAATATTTAATAATACAGCTTATGAAACAGTTTCTAGAAAATTTTTTGAAAGGCCATCTAGTGTGGCTGTTTGGCAGCATATTTGCTGCATTTGTTCTTTGCTTCATCAGCAAGGACATGCCTAATGAGACCGCCGCAGGGTGGTTTGTGTGTGGCTTGGGTTCGCTGGCAGCTTACTGTCTGCAGGCATGGTATCACAACGAATACAAAACGGATCGGTTCGACTGGTTCAACTTCGGGCTGGCGTTCGTGGTGTTCGTGTTCGCAGGTGTAATCAGGGCATTCGCCGAGTAGTAGTAAAAGATGGACGGTATCACAACAACGACGGCAGGGAAAGGCGCAGTGGTGTGGGCAGTGATTGTGAACGAGATAACAGCCGTGCTGTTCGACTTACGGTGGATGATCGTAGCCTGCGCTTTCCTCATCTACATGGACTACCATTTTGGTTGTGCGGAAAGCAGGAAGCGGCACAAAGAGGCTCTGGAGAATGGGAATCTCATATTAGCCAAGCTGTATGAGTTCCGATGGTCAAGGGCTGTCAGACGGTCGCTCAACAAGAGTGTCGATTATTTAACCTTGTTGCTGGCTGGCACGCTACTGGGATTGTCTGTCTGCGAGCCGTGGGGCATCTGTTCGCACGTGATAACGGCTGCGGCTGCGGTGCTTTTGGCGTGTGCGGTAGAGATAGTTTCGGCGGTCGGCCATTTCTTCTATCTTCGGGGTATTAAAGTCCCGAAGGTGAAAGTGACATGGAAGAGCTTTTTCGTGTTTCTAGGACGGTTTGCAGCTGGGTTCGCACGGACAAAAGACGAGGACTTGGGCAATGCGCTGGACGAGACGATAGAGCAGACACTGAGAGACGATGGAAAGGATAAGGAGCGGCACAACCGCTCCATGCAAGAAAATGACAGGACGCAAGACAAGGACAGCAACGACAAGGAGGAGCAAGGATGAAGATAACGAAAGTGCAACTGCTGAGAGCAGTGCCGACGCTTAACAAGTTTCGGCTGGAGGAGTTTGTGGAGACGTTTAATCAATACGCTGACACGTTCGGGATAAATACTCCATTGAGAGCTGTGCACTACTTGGCACAGGTGTTTCATGAGAGCGGAAGCCTGCGATACGTGGAGGAGATTGCCAGTGGGCGACAGTATGAGGGACGCAAAGACCTTGGCAACACAAGGAAAGGTGACGGAGTGCGATTTAAGGGACGTGGCTATCTTCAAATTACCGGCCGTGCCAACTATCAGGCTTATGCCAACAGCGGCTATTGCGTAGGTGACCTGATGCGCCATCCCGAGTGGCTTTGCAAGGCTCCTGGGAACCAGAAAGCCTCGATGTGGTTCTGGAAGACCAACGGACTGAATGAGCTGGCCGACAAGGACGACATCAACGCTGTGACGCGCAGGGTGAATGGAGGTCTGAACGGGATTGTTTCACGAAAATATTACTATCAACGGTTTAAAGACGTACTGCTATGAAGAGAGAAAAATGGGATAAGATAGTGGAATGGCTGGTTGCCTTCGGTGTTGACAAGTGGATGCACATTGTCATCATTATGGTGCTGGCATGGGTGGCATCGCTGGTATTGCTGCCATTCGGACTGCATCGGGCCGTGAGGGGGCTTTTCGGGGTGATGGCAGGTATAGTGTTCAGCATTCTGAAAGAGGTGTATGACGAGAAAACGACAGGGATATTCGACAACAGGGACTTGGCTGCTGATGCTATCGGCTTGGCCTTGTTCTACGCAATGTACACGCTATGAGGAAATGGATTGAGACGTGGTGGCCGTTGGTGCTCTGCATCGCGTTTTGGGCGGTGGTGGCCTTTCTGCTCTACTCTTTTCGGACTGGCTTGCAGAAGGAGAATGAGCAACTGAGACAGGAGCTTGCTCTAGCACAACAGTACGTGCCGCTGAAACGTGACACCATACATGATACTGTAGAGGTGGTGACGCAGAAGGTGGTAGAGGTGGAGAAGATTAAGGAGGTGCTGACACCTGATGACCGACTGCTGCTGAAAGAGCTTGGCATGAAGGTGAAGGAACTGGAGAGCCTGCAGAAGACATCCGTTGTGACTAGGGACACCGTGGTTCTTGCAGCGGCACAACCGCTGCCTGCTGAGAAAGACGGACAGGCGGACAAAAACGGCGGACAGACGGACAACAAAGACAGCGTGCTGACGTATAAGGATGCTTGGACGGACTTTACATATTATGTGGAGACGGGGAAGCTGGCATACGCGGTGAAAGACTCGCTGGCCATCGCTGTGAAGCAGGAATATAAGCACAGGTTTCTGTGGTGGAAGTGGGGGACGAAAGGCTACGAGGTGAAGGTGGCGAACTTCAACCCTCATGCAAGCGTGAGGTATAACACCTTCGTGAAGCGACGACGATGAATGGATGTTGGTTGTGGTACAACCACATACAGGACTGACGAAGATTGACGCTAACAGGCTGTTGGGAAACAGCGGCATACGATAATGGATTTTTTGTTTTCATGTTTTTAGTTTTAGGATGTGTTAGTTAGTATTAGTGTGTTTTTTCATAGTTTGATTATTAAGGTTTGATTGTAAGCGTACAAGATAAAACAGCCCATCTGCGAAGACAGGCTGTTTCAATATCTTAGGGGTGAATATTCAAAAAGAATCCCCCGACAAAATAATAAAAAGTACCACCAATTTATTATAGACTTGCCTACATACAAGCAGCCGCCGGGGGAGTATTTTCCCAGGCTGCCAGTATGTAGGCATTGTCGTTTTGTTGGTGGTACAGGGGCAAAGGTAAGAATTATTGTTGGAACGACAAAATTTTTTGCAAATGAAAATAGTTGAAGCGTTAAAAATGGGAGCTGAATTGTTAAAGTTCATGTCACGTAATGACATTTACCTTGACGACTGGAAATATATTGATGCTTACGAGCAATTCTGCAGGATGAGGGAGCTGGGCGTGAAATATGACAATGCCATTGACGAGCTTGCCAAGAACGGGAAGGTAGGCAGAAGGACGCTGCAACGGGCATTCAAGAGGCTTGGAAGGAATTGTTAAAAGGTGCCATCGCGTGACACTTGAAATGTGGTGACGACGGGACGGGGAAGGATGATTTCTGCTTAACTTTGTTGCTGTCGATGCGCAGAGACGATGGTGGCCGTGCTACGGCCGCAGACAGAACAACTTTATTAACTTTATGAAATTACGATTATGGCAGAAATTTATTCTGCTAAAACTAATATTTTCAAATAAAATTCTTTGTTTTTTTTATTTTTATTTTGTATCTTTGTTTCAAAATAAGTGATATGTATAATACAGAGAAATTTATCCAAAAAGCAAGGCTTATTCATGGTGAGAAGTACGACTATTCAAAGGTAGTATATGCAGGATCAACAACAGACGTGTGTATAATATGTCCTACTCATGGTGAGTTTTGGCAAAGACCAGTTGAGCATATAAGAGGAAAAGGCTGCGTTAAATGTGGTCAAGTATTATGTGGCGCGAAACAGAAACAAAAAGCAAAAGAGAACTTTGTAGAAAGATGTAAGAAGATACATGGAGACAAATACACTTACGAAAAAGCTAAATACAAAGATTCGCACTCAAATGTTATAGTCACTTGTAAACAACATGGTGACTTTGAAATTAAACCATACAACATATTAAACGGAAGAGGCTGTCCTAAATGTAAAATAGATAATTTGCATAAGGCATTTTCAAAAAGTACGTCGAAGTTTGTAGAAGAAGCAAGACGTATTCATGGCGATTTGTATGATTACAGTATGTGTGAATATTATAATACCCATACAGAAGTTACAGTAATATGCCGTGAACATGGTGCTTTTAAAGTTAAAGCCGGTGCACATCTTCAAGGCTGTGGTTGTCCTCTGTGTAACGAACCGCTTGGCGAAAAAAGAATCAGGTTGTATCTAGAAAAGCATGGTGTTTCATTTATCGGACAATATTCCGTAAATCACAATGCCCATAATTATAGAGTTGATTTTTTTGTCCCATCAAAAAATATTATTATAGAATATAATGGAGAACAGCATTACAGACCAATAAAGCAATTTGGTGGTGCAAAAAAGTTTCACGAACAAAAACAAAGAGATAATAACATTAGGGATTATTGCAAAGATAATCATATAAAATTATTTGAAATTTCGTATTTGCAATACCAAATAATAGAGCAATTACTTGATGCCGTTTTTCTCTAAAATACGATGTGGCATTCTCACAGCCTAACACCGGTTACACCTATACGGACTACGACGGTCATTACACGCTGATGTTCATCAGCAAGGCAACGTCGTATGCACAGATGTACGACACGCTGACGCATGAGCAGAAGCATGTCGTGGAGCACATCAGCAACTACTATGGTGTTGACCCGAAGAGCGAGGAGGCGGCTTATCTTGCCGGTGAGATAGGCAGGCTGATATTTCCTGCCGCCGCCTTGGTGCTTTGCCGGAACAATGACGAATGAATGACGGCCTATGACCATGAAGATGACTCCTATAGACGGTTGCGTGAATCTCCTGGAGATAGGGGATGTGGGCTTTAGTGACCTTGAATCTGTCAGCGCGTGGATGTTCGCTTGCGACATGAACACATGCGAGCGTCGTGACGGCTGCAAGGAGCTCATGAGCATAGGTCGTTATTCATTCAGCAACATAGAGCACAGGGTGACGGTGCGGATGACACGGTGAGATGTCACTCACCGGCGACGAGTTCGAAGCGTCCTCGCTGTGACGACTTGAAGAAGGGGCAGACGCTATCTTCCTTTGTTGAGATGCGCCTACGCATGCACCACCCTGTGCGTTTCTTATAGTCGTGTGTGGTGAGGAAGTTGGAGCGTGAGAAGCTGCGGCAGTTCTCGCATGCCTCCAGATCGGGGTTACGTGGTTTGCGTGGCATTGTTGTCATGGATGTCTTTTCGGGTTAATACTGTGCTTTTTTCGATGGCGTTTAGCTGTGCCTCGTCGAAGATGCCACGGCTCTCTACGATGTCGAGCACCTCATCAAACGCATTCTCTATATGTTTGTCGGAAAGCGACGTGGTGACGTAACGAGGAAAGAGCCGTCGGATGATATTATCTGTCTGCTGGGCGACGGATGCCATGCTTGCATAGCCAAAGTACGCTGAGAAGTCGGCGTGACGCGCCTTGTAGAAGTCGATAACTTGTAAGTAGAGATGTGATGCCGTAACGAACATCATGCGTGCGGTGACTAGCCTTGCAAGGAGCGTGTGGTCAACAGTTGCCGTCTTTCCATTGGAGAAATACTTGCGTAGCGCGTCGCAGAGGGCATCGGTCTTTGGCTCCAGCATCTTATACACCTCATTGCAATAATCGACGTAGAAAGCGTGATAAGTCATTCGTGCATTCTTAGACAGGAATTGATAATACTCGTTCCAGAGCCTGTTGTACTGTTCGATGTCGCGCTTGATGAATCGTCCTCGGTTCAGCTCTTCAATCATATCGAGTGCTTTGAGCATTTCCTCGTTTCCAGCGTAGTTGATGGTGTGCACGGGTTGAATACGGGCGCAGGCATCGCTGAACAACTGCGCTTGCTCTGGCGTTAAATCTGCTATCTTTACTTTTGGCATGATTGTTATTTTTGTGTGTTCCCGTCGAGCAGGAGATTGCTTGAATACTGGTACATGGCTTTCACCACTTCTGTGTTTGCCATGCCACACTTACGGGCTATGTCAGGAATAGCCCTCTGAATATAGCCAAGGAGTTCTTTATTATCCATTATCTTTTTCTTTATATTCAGCAGATAATATTATTTCATAAAGAGAGCCAGCAAACGTAGAGACAAATATTTCGTCTTCACTCAGTTCACTTCTTCCCATATTATCAAGGATGGTGTGTACCATCTCATGCAAGAAAGTATTGTTTTTGCTGGAGTCTGATTGCAATTCGCCTCTAAATGTATCGGCTATCTTTATGTATCCTGATGCCAAGCAACATTCTCCAAGTTTGCCCTCTAGATTAGGGACATTACTAATAGTAACTTCTTGCCCTCCAACCCTATACTTAATAGGTATTTCGAATTGTCTTGCTTCCATCTTAGTCCATTGTGTTTAGAATGCTGTCTTGTACTTCCCACATCATCTGCCTCATACGCTGCTGGCAGAAGCGGCAGTTGCCTTTGTGGACTATTACGCACCCATAAAAGTTTTCGTTGCGTATATATTCGCAGCTATCAATAATGACTATATCATAGCCATCTACACTACTTATAGATTTATCGCACCCCACCATTATCATGGCTGAGAGTGCCAGTAATACTAGTTTTTTCATTACTATTCTTCTTTAATCAATTTAAGTTGTTCTTTCGCATTGTGGGCAGTATTCTCTACCCATTTCTTACAGTTGTTCTTTGGTCTCAGATATTCCTTAGAACGCTTGCCAGCTACGCAGATTACTATATCGGGCATTGCATCTACATAGAACAGACAGGTTTCACAAGTATGTTCCATTTCAGTAGTCCTTTATGTTCAGGAAATACTCACAGCCCTCAGTAACAGGTTTCTCTGGATAGTAGAAACTTGCTGTTGTCCAGCCGCTATTCTTAATCTCTTTTCCTAACCAATACCGATAACATTGGTCTTTCTTCTTGCAATGATGTTGTGAACAGTGCATGTAATCTCTACAATATGTTGGCATAATATTATTTCCTTTCCTTAATTAAAGCACTACAATCTACTGGATAAGCCGCATTTCCTATTGCCCTTATATTCATGGGAGAATAGTCCTCTCCTGCAAATAGCTTAATGAGTGCAATAGCCTCTTCTATTGTATCTGCAACAACTAGCTTGTTGTCTATTTCCCATACTTTTGTTATTGTCCATCCGTCCATAATCTATTCCTCATTTGGTAAACCTAAATCAAGCCAAAACTTCACATCTGGTATGTTCCAACCACCTTTGTCATAGGTTTTCGGTGTATAGTGTTCAACCTTACCAGTTGTAACACTCTTGCCATCCCAACCATTAGGGTTAGGGCGATGAGCTATAGCCACTCTCATCATATCAGCAGTTTCGGGAAAGTCCTGTATGAATACTACGACTTCACGTTCATACTCTGGGAGATAGTCACCATCGGCAGGATGCCATAGGTTACTTTGTCTCCATTCAGCACCTGCTTCAAATGCCAACATTAACTCATACTCATCATTATATAAAGGATAATCGTCTACTGACAATCTTTCTCTTGCATAACTTACCGCTTCCTTTTCTTCTTTTGTCATAGTTTATTTCCCCACTGCTTTCTTAAAACGTTCTACAAACTCTTTAGTACCCAACCCTATACTCTCATCATAGCGATGGAGATTGGCTGAGAGCCATTCAGTAGCCTTGATAAGCCACTTATCATCATTTACCTCTTTCACTTCAAGAGTGTCGAGGAAAGAAAGAAAGTCTTTTAACTCAAACTTTACAGCAGTCTCTCTTTCATTTAGTGTTGAATGAAGTGCTTTTATCCTTCTCTTCATCTCCGCCACTACAGCGGATTTGTCTATGTATTGTGCCATATTAAATCAAATTTTCAAGACAAAACTTTAATGCTGCTTCAACTGCATCTTCATAATCAGTGTGATGAGCAATCTCATTTGGCACTATTATTGTTGACGCATGACTATATATGTAAATTTCAAAAGTATCTATATACCCCTCCCAATGGTCTGCATGATAAGCATCAATAACAATGAGTATTTTATGTACTTCTCTCAACCAAGCCATTGCCATTTGAATAGTTGGTGCGGAGCATAAAAATCCCTCATCCACAAAATCATTGTTATAGGGTTGGGCAGTCCACTCTTCAAGCATAACAATAGGGTTGTTGTTATCATCAAATTCATAATGATAGCCACCTCTGCATTTCTCATTAAACCCTTTTTCTTTAAGCAGCTTTGCTACTTCATAAGAACAATAATCTTCCGTAATCATAACTTATGATTTTTATTTATACATTCCTTTTGGTGCTTCAATTGCAATATCTCTTTCAATTAAACCTCGATAGTCAAAATGATATTTATTAAGCCAATCTATAGATTTATATGTGTACTCACTATATCCTGTTTCTTCATTATATTGCAGTGTATTTTGATAAAATAATAGCCTTTCTTCCTCAGTCATACTTGACATTGGACGGAGATAGGGTTTGCCTTCTGCACTATCAAACATTATATCATGTAGACTACCTATCCCCATTTCTCTTGTTATAGAGGTATTCTTATCATATTCTAGATGTACAATTACTCCATATGGAAGTCTTGCACATAAATCCCTAATTAACAGTTCCTTATCATTCTGTCTCATAATTTATTCTACTTTATTCAAACTTCTGTCCTGTCAGTAATTCCCAACAGGTTTTAAAACCTTCTTGGTAAGCATCCATAATAATATGTGTCATATCAGTTACTTTCGGAGTAATTTTATTGTACCCCTCTTGCATTTTCTCTCTTACTTCTTCTTGTGTCATATCTTATTTATCCATCTATTTAATAGTTCCTCTAGTTCCTCTTTAGAAAAAGATTTATTAATTTGTTCAGCTTCCACACCAGCTAGAAAAGCTTGCCCTTCCATCTCTTTAATTGTTTCAAGAGAGTGGAGTGCTTGCCAATGAGCACCTGCTTTAAATGCATCTCTTACAGCATCAACTGCTGCCTTAGAAGCAATACTGTTTGAAAAATCTGGTGCATATTCTTCTGCTGCTTCTTCCAAATCCTCGTTAACAGGCTCTTCTTCCACCTCTTTCACTTCAAGGGTGTTGAGGAAAGGAACGAGTGCTTCCAACTCTTTTATCTGAAGGTAATTAAAATCCCTATCATTGTTTAGAGCTTTTAATCGTTTCTCTATCTCCGCCACTACAGTGGCTTTGTCTATGTATTGTTTCATACTTTCATCCATTTAATTATATCTTCTTGTGGTATCCATTCCTCAAAATATACCTTATAGTTCCTTACAATAGATATGAGGAATTTGTTATCAGAGTAGATAGCCTCAAATATATACCCCATATCCGTCATAACTATGAGTCTATATGGGGAATCTGGTTTAATGGTCGTTGAGTACCATTTCTTTCGCTTTAGTTTCATAATTAAATAAATTTTTCAAGTGTATATTTTAATGCTGCTTCAACAGCTTCTTCGTAAGAATCAACATATATATTACTTATATAATAGTTTCCATTATTATCAGGTGTATGATTATATATTTCGTATCTAAAAACTTCTCCTGTACAAGCTTCAATTATTCGTATAAAAATTCTTTTTTCTTCTCTCAACCAAGCCATAGCCATTTGGTGAGTAGGCGCTGGATAAGCGTCTTTATGCGGTTTTGCTCCATATAAGGTATTTATAGTTTTACCATTCGGCGAATATTCTTTATGTATTTCAGTATTACTGCCAAAAGAACCATCACCATATACATCAAAACCCTTTTCTTTGAGAAGCTTACTAACTTCAAAAGAACAATATGCTTCTTTAATCATAATTCATTCTCCTTTCATATAAGTTTTGAAATCTTCTGCTAATTTTACGAAGTTAATATCGTCTTCTCCAAATTCGAAAGTTAGATACCAATCACTACCACCTTTACGAAGCCAATCGCAAGCCTTCTCAATAAAGGCATCATAACGAGTATACTCAACATCTGTCTCCCAAAACTTATGTTCATTGAATACAACAAGTTCGCTATATTCGCATAGCTCTTTATAGTCTTCCTTTTCAAATCTCTCTTCGGACATTTCATCGAAACTGAGGTAGATTTTATCGGGTAGATTCTTCATAACTTTATCCTCCTATTCTTTGTTTGAGAGATTTGAGCCAATCAATACAATCTCTTACCTCGGTAATATCTGCATAATATTTTTTGGCTTCATTCAAATACTCGCATATTTTTTGTACCTTAAACATATCCTCTTCACTCCAAACACAAGCAGGTTTATCATACATTGCTTCCTTTGCTTCTGCTGAAATCATACGCTTTGGCTTTTTCTCTGAAAACACAACGGGCTTAGTAGGATATGGAGAACCATTTTCTTTTATAGCATAACCACTAATTATTTCACAACTATTTGCCTTAACGTAGTCAATATGATTTGGTTCATCTTCTATTCCATACCATATTATCCCCATGTTTTCTTTTATCTCAAGAACATTATACTCTCTGCCTGCATATTTAATCTTAAACTTTGGTTCAACCTTATCAGCAGGCTTCTGTTCGCTGTCTTCTATTGGCTCAAAACATTCATAACAGAGGTTCATCAGGTTACAAAGAAAGTTATCTACAGGTTTGTATATGTTCCCTCTCCTAAACGTAGAGTATCTTGGTGAAGCAATACACTTATATTTTTTGCCAAGCTGAATTTTATCAATAGGTTTATGATTACCTTGCTTTTCAAGCCAAACAAGTACATCCCGATTAGTTACACCATTTCTAAGTTCTGTATCTTCTGGCATATCGCCAAGATAGAAGATTAATTCCTTCTTTATTCTCTCATCCTCTGACTCTGCGAGTTCGGGGAAAAGGTCATATACAACACAGCAAAAGCGTTCATCCTCACATTCAGGGTCAGATGCTGCTTTTTTCAGTACTTCCATTACGTTCTTGTATTTTTCTTTGTATTCCATAATCACAACATTTTAAGTCCGTGTAGTCTATAATTATTTTATTTTAAGATAAATTACTCGCACCCGTACTTGTCGCACCAGGCTTGTTTGTCGTCGCAATATCGACGGTTATCGGCAACCCACTTTTGGTCGGTGATTTTCACTACGTCGTACCACGGCGCATTTGGTTCGACTTCAATCTCCACGTCGCCGTACTTGGTGATGAGTTGTTGTTTGACTTCTTCTAGCATCTTCTCATTGCGGATAACTTTCTGCGCGTCTGATGCGTCGTAGTGCATGCAGAAGTGGTCTGCGCCTTGCTTCAATGCCATGCTGAATGTTAGTTCTGATAGTTTCATGATTTACGCGTAATTAAGTTTTTTAATTCTTCCAGTTCACTCTCGGTCAGCCATACATCTGCATCCTTGATGTAGAGGTGGTACAGCCCAGCGTCACGAATGAGGCGAATATCAGGTTTTATCATTGCGCCTCCTTTCGTTTTCGTAGTTCATCAGTATGGCAATAACACTTGCGGCACGCTCGTATGTGCTTGCGCCTTCTATCTCATTCCAATGTTGTGACAGGTGGTCGGCGAGTTTCTTCATACCGCCTAACTTGGCGATGGAAACGTTCTCTATATCGCCAGCCTTATAGAGCTTGAAGATATATTGTAGGTATTCTGCGGAAGTCCACGAGTTGGGTTGCAGTGCGCTGTGGTTCTTTGTTACCACGAACACACCTTCCTGCCACGAATGAGCTTCAAAAATCATTTGCACAGGCTCATATCGCTTTCCAACCCTGCGATAGAGTGCGTTGTCGTACTTCGGACGCTCAGGCTCTTTCCATTCCTGGTATCTGCCATTTGGCAGACGCTCATAAAGTTTTGGTCTGTCTTGTTTCATCTTATTTAAAAATTTATTGTTAAAGACTTATCTCTTTCCTTTTTCCGTTGTTGCGGATAGTGTTCTTTCTTATAAGGACAGTCGGCTTTCTGCGTTGCATCGTAAGTTCGTAGGCTTACCGGTTCATTCCCGTAACCCATCCATTGTGTCCCAATCTCATCGAATATTCGGCAGCGAGAACGTGTATATTCCGATGAGTTGTCTGATTTGGGGCGCGATGATTTAATGCACTTGTCACAGTTTCGCTCCATCCACCATGCGGCTTCAGAACCGCAGGAGAAGCAGGGGCGTGTCGTTTTCATTTCGTCTCCTTCCTTTCTAGCATTTTGTCTATGAAGTCACGGATGTGCAGGATTGGGAACTTGTAGCCGTTGATGGCGCATAGGTCAATCTCGTGCTCTATCATGCGGAAGGCTTCGGTCATGCCCTCCTTGTATGCTTTACCCTCGGAGATAACCTTGTCAAAGATGTCATAAGTGTGGCCGTACTTAGCTATTCTCTCCTCATACCTTTTCCGCCTAAAGGCTTTCATCTTTTGATTTATCGTTTTCATACTGTCCGAATGGTTTATCGTAGTGTAATAGTTCGTATGTTTCTTCTTTGGGTATGCCGCGCTCCCGATAGTCGAGGTCGGCAATCATGCGGATGCGTGCACGGGCGTTGAGCCTATGCCGCATCTTGCATTCAAACCAGAGCTGGCGCATAAGGTCAGCCCTGCGACGTGTGTAATGGTCGATGTTGGTCATTGTTGTTTCTTTGTTTTTAATGAATAATTTTCAGTGCGATGGTATCGCACCATACAGGACGGTTAGAGGTCGTGCTCCACTTGCTCGATGGCCTCCTGCTTCTTGTAGGGTTGTTATAGGTCGAACAATGATGTCTGCTTGATGACGTGACCGTCTTTGGTGACGATTTCGCCCTTGCACTCACGATTGAAACGCTCGCAACCTTTGTCGAAGTATTCCTTGTCGAGTTCGCAGCCCACGTAGTCGAAGCCCATCTTGTAGGCTGCGATACGGCTTGACTGACTGCCCATCATGGGGTCAAAGATGCGGTCGCCCGGCTTGGCGTAGTTCTTCAGCAGCCATGCGTACAGGGCGACAGGCTTTTGAGTGGGATGGATGCGGATTTCTTCAGCGTTCTGTTTCATTGGCGAATAGCGGAATATCTTGGCGGTCTTATCGTCGAAGTTCGACAATGCCAATTCGCACATCGCAAACGATAGGGCTTCAGGTTGATTCTTGTCCCATACTACCCACGCTTTCGAGCAGACGGGGATGCGGTCGATGTAATGGTTTGCACCCCATAGGATGAAGTGGTCGCATACACGTTGTAACTCGTCGAACCATTCCTTATCGGGTGCCGACGTGTCCCATTCTTTGTATTCGCGTCCCTTTTCCTTCACAAGTCTGCCCGATGAATTGATGTCTATCCCATACGGCGGGTCGGCAATCGCCAACTGAAACGCCTTGTCGGGCAATGTCCTCATGTATTCGAGGCAGTCAGTGTTGAATACTTCGCTTGTCATATAATTCGTTTAATTCGTTTTACAGGCCGCGGCATAACCACGGCATACGGGGAATTTATTTGCGTAATGACGGGCCGCTGAAACATACCGTCGTGGTGATGGTAGTTGCTTAATGGTTAATCGCATCCGTACTTATCGCACCATGCCTGTTTTTTGTCGCAGTAGGCTTTGTGGTCGGCCTGCCAGCGTTCGTCGTTGATGGTGACAACATGGAACCAGGGAGCGTCTGGGTTGACGATGATGTCTACGTCGCCGTACTTATCCATGAGCTGTCGCTTCACTGCGTCGAGCTGTGCTTGGTTGTTGACTTGACGCTGACTGTCGCTAGCGTCGTAGTGCATGCAGAAGTTGTCTGCGCCTTGCTTTAAGGCCATGCTGAATGTTAGTTCTGATAGTTTCATAGTTGTTATAAATCAAATAAAGTTTTTTCTGTGTATGATTGCTCTTTGCCGATGATGAAGTCGCAGATGAAGTTGCGGGCATAGTCGGGCGAAATCATGCTGCGTTCTTCGGAACATACACCCGCCACGCTGCTGCCCTTGCTCGTCATGTGCGTTTTCTTCTCTTTCAGTTTGTCGAACTGAATGGAGCGTCCGTGTGTCGGCTCGCAGTTGACGAACCAATAGGCGGTAGGCTTTACCCGATAGTCACCACGCAACATGCGGTTGTTGTCGATGAGCGCAGGCGGTATGATGAAGTTCGCCTTCAGGTAGGTGTTCTCGCTCCACGGGTTCTCCATGACAAGCCGCAAGCCTCGCTCCTGAGCAATGGCGAACATCTTGATGGCGAGTCCGTAGAAGTAGGCACGTTTCTTGTCGCGCTCCAGGATTGCGTCGGTCTTCTGCTTGACGGTCATACATCGGTAGTTGATACAGCCCCAAGTGAAGTTCATTTGCGATGGTGCGCAAAAGTAGATGCACGGAAA